CGATATAATAAAAATATTGATTATAAATCACTAATAAAATCATTACAAACACATCATAAACTTTTTTTTATCTGTTTTGATGAATTTGAATATGAAGAATTTAATTTGAAATATGATGTATCAATTCCTATCATTGTATGCAATAATACATATCAAATGGCAGAAATAATATGTGGTTGTAAACTATTTATTGGTAATCTGTCATCTCCTCTTGCTTTAAGTTTAGCTTTGCATAAAACATCCTATGGAATACTTCCAACTGATCCAGTTCACTTTGCTACCGATGTAAAATTAAATAGTAATCTAAATCATATGCCATTTTATAAAGTAATTCAAAGTCAAATAGAAGTAGATATTATGCTTTTTACATACCTACAATATAAACTAAAAGAAGAACAAATTGTTCAAGAGGAACTAGTTGTCGAAGAGGAACCAGTTGTTGAAGAAGAACCAATTATTCAAGAGGAACCAGTTGTTGAAGAAGAACCAGTTGTTGAAGAAGAACCAATTATTCAAGAGGAACCAGTTGTTGAAGAAGAACAAGTTGTTCAAAAAGAATAAATTAGTTAATAATAGAAAAAATAATTATTTTATTCTATTTAAAGAATTGTGTAGGTATATACGAAATGAGTAACTTTAAATCTCAGTTTGGTCAAGATCGACATGTTATTGGTACTATATATCCTCAAAAACGAAATGGATTTTTTGTAGAAGTGGGAGCATATGATGGAGTAGAATCGTCTAATACATATGCCATGGAAAAAGACTATGGATGGAGAGGGCTATGTGTAGAATGCAATCCACGATTTTATCAAAAATTACTAGTCACTAGGAATTGCTATAAAAATAATAATGCAGTTTATAATGTAAATGGTGCTGTGCTTGATTTTTATGATTCGGGTGGATCTGCTGGTTTGGTAGAAACAAATAATCATTCTCATATTATAAATGATCCCAAGATTAAAGTCACCACCAAAACACTTACTACATTATTAGATGAAATACAGGCTCCATCCTTTATTGAATTCTTATCATTAGATACAGAGGGTTCTGAATATGAGATTCTAAAAGCACATGATTTTGATAAATATAAATTTGGCTATATTTGTGTTGAACATAATCGAGTCGAAAAAAATAGAAAAGCAATCCGTGAGCTACTAGAAAGTAAGGGCTATCTATTTTATAGAGAAAATGGTGATTCGTATTGGGGTATTATCGATGATGACTATATACTTAAAAATATCAATGAATATGTGTAAATGATTATGTTTTCCAACCACGGATATAAAGATTAAAACATAGTACTATTCATGAAAGTACTATTTTTGAATCATCCAAAAACGCAATGCGGTGTTTATTGGTATGGGTATCGACTTTGGAATATTTGGTGTAAATCTGATAAATATAAAATAGACTATAAAGAAATATCAACCTTAAAGGAATATCAAAGTATATCTTTTTCTGAATATTCAGTTATCATTTATAATTATCATACCACTACCATGCCATGGTTACAACCAAATACAATTAATAAATACACTAAAAGTGTTGGAATTTGGCATGAATTTATTATTGAAAGACAAATGTTTGATACTATTTTAGATGTATCAACAGATATACCGAGGCCAATTTTTGAAACTATAACAAATTCAATTACAAGTATGGATCCTGAAATTATTCATTTTCTAACTTACTCAAAAGATAATGTTCCCATCATTGGATCATTTGGTTTAGGATTTGAATCAAAGGGGTTTCACCATATTATTACAAATGTATGTCGTGAATTTGATAAAGCAATTATTAAGTTAGTAATTACTGTTTCAGAATTTGGTGATAAAAATGGTACAATTGTTAATGAAATTAATAATAAATGCAAAAGTCTATTAACCAATCCAAACATTGAGCTCATAATTATAAACAAATTCTTATTGGATTCTGATATTCTTTATTTTTTAAAACACAATGATTTAAATGTCTTTTTATATGAACAACAACACAATAGGGGACTATCCAGTGTAATTGACTATGCAATATCAGTAGATACTCCATTATGTTTATCAAATTGTGATATGTTTCGACATATTTATCATGAAGACATATCAATGGAATGTAAATCGATGAAACAATGCATGAAACAAAATATGTCATATTTAGATGAAAAAAGAAATATGTGGTCACATGATACTTCAATCGTTATAATTGAAAATAGGATAGACAAACTCATCGGTCAAACAAGTACTTGTGCAAAACGTAAAGGAATATTTTATAATTCAAAAAGAGCAACTTGTAGTATTTATGAGTCAGGACTACAAATATTTACTATTTTAAAACAGTCTTCTTTTTATGAATTAGACTACACAGAGGATAGAATTTTTAAAAATAATTATGATTTTTGCATTATTAATTATCATTTTACTACAAATAATTGGATAGAGGAGTCTATGATTCAGAAATTCAAAGGTACTTCTTTTTGTATAGTTACAGAAGTAGCATTTGGAGACAATGTTCTTCAATTTTCTCCCAATTATATAGATCATTATATTGTTATTGATCCAACAATAAAAGTAAAGTCAAGAATTCATGCATTTGGACGACCAATAAAAAATATACAATTGAAAGAAACAATTAACCATCCTATACCAATTATTAGTAGTTTTGGATTAGCAACGATTGGAAAAGATTGGATTGAAATTATTCGGAATGTGAATAGAGAATTTGATGAAGCAATTATTCGTTTTAATATACCTATAGGTACCTATAATGAAAAATTACATCGTCAACTTATTTTTGAACTAAATGAACAAATAAAATATATCAATCTAAAACCAGGAATACAATTTGAATTAACACATAAAGTTATGACTGAAGAAGAACTTGTCCAATGGTTATCAGAAAGTACTATAAATTGCTTTTTTTATAACCGCGAGCATCTATTTAAGGCTGGATTGGCGGCAGTAACCGATCAAGCAATTATGGCAGAAAAACCAATTCTTGTTACAAAAGATATTACTTTTCGTCATTTACATAAATATATAGATTTCTATCCAAATATTAATATAAAAACAGCAATTGAACAAAATAAGAAAGGAGTTCAAGAAATGAAGAAAGATTGGTCAGAAGATAATTTCCTTCATAAATTTGAAACAATCCTTCTCCACTAATTACCCATTTCCTTTAGGATTTCTTCCACGGAATAACTGGGTTCCCATCCAATGGATCGTAAAGCAGAGTTATCTCCTTTAATGTCCGTGATTTCATTTCGGAAACAAGAATCCATAATAACCACAGGCTGATTGGTATCAATCTCTACAAAAGAATGGTGCTTCTCTGAAATAGGTACCTGATGAATCATGTAGACCAGTTTCACTAAATCCTTCATTTTATAGGACTGGTCGTTTGAAATTATATAATTCTTCGCTACTTCTTGATTTGAAATCATAAAGAGTGCATTGGCAACATCATGGGCGTGCAAAATCGAACGATTGGAATCTAACGAACCAACATGAATGGGCTCACGCTTCTCTTTCCAAGTCTTAGCATGATTTGTCAACTTCTTGAGTAAGAAGAAATTATTTCGAAGAGATGATTCTGTAGTAAAGATAAGACAGTTAAACAAACGTAAATTATAGTTTGAACGATAATAATCAACTGTGTAGTGACCAAGAAGTTTCGAAAAGGAATAGGGATGTGTCGGTTTGAAATAATCACTGTCATTCGTGATGGTATAATTCACATGACCCTTGAAAATTTCACTGGATGAAGCATTCAACAGCTTGGTTGTCAGTTTATTTTTATGGATGATGTCGCATAATTGAACAGTGACCAAACCATTTACCTCGCATGCCTCTACAGGATTCTGAATACAATCTTCTGTTTTCGTAAGGCTTGCCAAATGAACAATGACATCGGGTTGAATCGACATAACCGTTAACTCTAGTTGTTCCTGGTCACGAATGTCAAATGAAAAATTAGTACTAATACTATCTAGTTTCTCTTGCTTTTGGATGCCATACACTGCATACTTTTTAGAAAAGACATTCTTACAATATGTACCAATTTGACCATTGATACCAGTAATAAGAACCTTTGGTTTATTACCAACAATTGAAAGATTTGGAAATGGGAAAATAAATTGACCACCTCCCTCCAGAAAGGCCACCTCCCTCTTTAGGATTTCTTCCTTAAAATGCCAAGGTAGAACAAGTAAATAATCAGGAGGGTTTTCACGCATTGTCTCTTCACTAATGATTTCAATAAATGTAGATGTCATCTTTCCAACCTTTTGAGGGTTTCGTTCTACTGCATAAGGTACTAGGTCAGGACCAATCTTTGCATACTGAAGAAGACAATTACCCTTTGTGGATGCACCATAAATATATACCTTCTTTCCACTGCTATGAATAGCCTTAATGAAATGCTTCAGCTTTTCTACCTCGTAGTCACAATCTTTCATAAATTGATGATAAGTGTTGGGATTAGATAGCTGATATAGAATTTCATTGTTGAGATAACGCTGCACAAGACTAGTCGCTTCTTTGAACTTAGTCGATTCCTTTTTGGCTACAGTAATGCGGAAGCTACCACCATTACATTCGTTCTCTGTGATGTTAATAATCTTAAATCCTGAACGATCCATAATATCCTTAATTTGTTTGACAGCATAGTATTCGATGTGTTCATGACAAATTGTATCAATGCTCTTACGCTTAATCATAGTAAGAATGTAACTTTGTTCCAAAGACCAAATTCCATCGTCCTCCAAAACTTCATAAATATCCTTTGCAAACTGAACAGGGTCAGGAAGATCATAAAACATCGAAATTGAAGTTACAATCTTAAAACGCTGTTCAGGGAAGGTAGAACGAATGTTATCTTTTGTAAAATAGGTGGGAATTAATTGAATATTATCATAATACTGTGCAAACTGCTTACCAGTAGGATCAATTCCAACACGATGAATGGACGAGGGATAATTGCTTAGAAAGGTTGAATCATTGCTACCAATATCAAGGACATAATCACCATCTTCCAGCGTTACATAAGAACGAACATATTCATTGTACTTTCGAAGATGCTCTCGCATCGTGTGATTCAGGCCAGAACGATATCCATACTCATATTCATACAGCTCGGAACCCTCAAGATGTTCCTTTAGTTGAACAAGTTTGCAGTGATTACACTGAACAAGGCAGATAGGAGTAGAGGGCGTAGAATAATCACCTACCAATGGAAAGCGAGATGTAATTACTTGTTCTCCCAGGTTAATTACTTCTTCATAATCTTTTAACTTACAGATTCTGCAGTGCATTATTTAGATTAAATCACAGAATAAACCTTTAAATCGCGGATGCTTATTTTATTTATCTACCTCTCCATACTTTTAGAATGGCAGTATCATAACCTCTCTGTCTAACAATATGAGATGCCGTCTCTGAGTTATTGTTTTCGGTTTCAAATGCACCTGGATATCGTAAAATATCACCAAAATTAGAATTATTGTTATTATCGACAAGACCCTCGTAAAAGGTAACAATACCAAAGATACGTTCAAACGCTTCACGATCTTTTCTCTTTTTAATGGCTATGGTTAATAAACTAAAGATATTGTATTTTTCCTCAAGAAGTTGAACAATTTCATAATCAATGATGGTTGCACCGCCTGAACATCCTAACCAGTTTGTAGTAGGATTTTGGTAAAATTGAACCAGTTCTTTATTGTTATGTAACATAGACAGATAACTTCCTATCTTACGTTGATCATCAAATCCATTGCTTGTAAAATGCCAATGGAATCGAATTGAATGGTCAAGTTCGTTATCCTTAAATGGTCGCTGTAAAAACATGCTATCGTGAAGGAAAACCATGGTATCTGCCCATTTCTTATTCAAAAAATAATAATAGGGTAAAATTTCACCGGCTCCATTAAATTCACTATAAATTATTTCGGTTTCATAAAGTCTTCCATTGACCGTATTCACTTCCGAGTTGTCATCAATGATGATGATTTTATTTGTGTAAAATTTGCGAATGGAGTTATACGAACTAATCCATAGATCATTATCTTTTGGTGTTCGTAAATGACGAAGAATGACAAACACGTAGGATTTATTGTTAAAGGATAACTCAAATGCACCAGGTCCAGGAATGGAATCGATTTTTTTACTTATGTATTCTCTTGGATTGGGAGGATTCTCTTTTTTAGTTATTCCTCTTTCTACCGGATTAATAACCTGATTCGAATATCCATAGTTATCAGTGACACCTTGGAAAGATTCTGAAAGAATAACCTGAGGCTGTTGGACTCTTGGCACAATGGTCGGTCGTAATTCAACAGGAATTTGAGAGATATCTCTTTTTCTCGGAATACGTATGTTTGCCCAAGATGACATTATAATCACACGAAATTTTATTTTTACATAAAAAATACGAACATTAATAATTATGATTGTTATTAATTTATGGATTGGTATACATGCTCATCTTAAACTCTAAGTGAAGTCTACTTAAAACTAAAGGACGTCCTTTCAAAATAACAAACAATAATAAAAAAAATCTATTCTATAGATATAGAATTATCCATGCCTCAGTTACAATTCTTTGTATTTTCTATTCTTATTCTTTTTGTTGTTCTCTATTTTTCTAAGGAAGTTCGCAACGAAGGATTCTTGGTGGAAGAGGTAAAACAAGAAATCTCGGAAGAAAAGGAGGTTGCCATACCAGCAGAAGGATTCTATGCTCCCCAAATAACGGAGGATGAATTAGAAGGATTCTGGACTTCTCCTGGAGTAATGGATCAGCTTGAATCTACGCGGGTGGCCTCCAAAAAAGAGCAAGAAATGGAAAATACACTTTATGATAATTTAACGGCACAAGGAATCATTAACATGACCGAAACGGGATACAAGGGAAGTGATTTTGCCAGTACGGCAATGGAGTAAATTTAGGAAATTGCAAAAGACTCGTATCGAGATTTTTGGTCCATATCTTCCCAAATGATAACTGGTGGTCCCGATGGATAGGCATCATAGGGAATACTATTTGCAGTCGGTTTTTCCAAGGACAATAATTTTTTTAATGAATATAATCGTCTATCTATTGGATTCTTAATATTGTTAAATTGAGTCCTTCCTAATTGTTTCCACCTCCACTCTATTTGAAGAGCAGATTTCCACTCTGGAATGTTAGAAAGATAGCATATCCGCTTCCAAAGATGTCCTTGTGATACAGAAATAGCAGTGGCACGAGCCCCTCCTGCTAACTCCTGATTATGCTGACGCAGTCGTTTAGTAACATCGGTGGTTGCACCAACATACGTACGACCATTTCCATTGCTTAGAAGATAACAATAGGCAGACATGTTATGTCTTTCTATTATTATTATCATTATTATTTTTAAACCCAATTAGGAATAAGGTTGCAATCCTTGCAAAAATAACTCCATAAAGCGAATGAGTGTTGCATTGGAATACCTTTCTTTTTGTTTGTTGCAATAAGTACTACCATTTTTTATGCATTGTTGAATACTGGTATGGTCAATACAAATTTCATCGCGATAAATATGGCGAAACATATAGCTACTTGAGATGCAAATTGGTTTGTTTACTGAGACTGCAAAATCAATTGTACTTGATATTCCTGCTCCACCTAAATAATCATACAAGAACAAATTAATGGTATTTTTACTTAAAAAATAAAGCACATCATTATCCTCTAAAAAATCATGAATAATCATAATTTTAATTCCAGGCTTAGTATTATTTACCTCACATAACTGTTTTACATACATAGCTGTCTGGCCATAAAAATCACCAAATGTTGCAAATGGCATAATAATTTTAATAATAGCATTATCATATTCCTTATTTACGTATGTTACAATCTTATCAAACCCCTTGTGATTAAATCCAAACCCAAAAGATCCAATAATTGGAACAGTTGTATTAATACCATAGTCAAGAAAATCAATAATGTGTTTTTCTTTTGAGTGAATATAGGATGGAATGGTCTCAAAAATAGGGCGGGGCATTTTTGCAACTTCAACTGTATAATTGAAAAATTGTCCATAATGTGATTCATGTATAAGTCCAACATGAATATTTGTTTTTGATATCGTTTGTTCATTAAGCCATGACATGGTAAACAAATGGTAGTTATATAAAATAAATTGATATTGTGTCATATCAATTGTATTATATTCATCTAATGTCATTACTTCTTGATAATGAAACTGATAACGTGTTGATTTTTTAAGAATATCAAAAAATCGTCTACCATAATTATAAACACCACACTGAGATGGATAATGATTTAAAAATAAAACGTTCATCTTTCATAAAGATAGATTATATCTTTAAATTCAATAAAGTATTGATTTCAATTTAAAGAGAAGGTAGTATTAACAACTAAATGAAGGTGCTTGTATTTGGAGGAAAGGGATGGATTGGACAACAATTTGTAAATCAAACGAAACATGATGTCTTCTTGGCATCAACACGTCCTGAAAACAAAGAAGAATGCTATCAAGAAATAAAACGAATTAAACCCGATGCAGTGATTTCATTCATTGGCCGAACCTATGGTGATGCTCCTGATGGAAAACGGATTCCATCGATTGACTATCTTGAACTCCCAGGAAAGCTTGTAGAAAATATGAGAGACAATCTATATGGTCCATATCAACTGGCTCAAATTTGTGAAAGAGAAGGTATTCATTTTGTCTACTTAGGCACTGGCTGTATTTACACTTATACCGATGAGAAGAAGATATTTACAGAGGAGGACAAGCCTAACTTTTTTGGCTCTGGCTATTCCACAGTAAAGGGCTACACGGATCAGATTCTTCGTGACTTTACACAAACACTTCAACTTCGTATTCGGATGCCAATTTCAGAACAGAAGAGTCATCGCAACCTCATTGATAAAATTGCAAACTATCCCAATATTTGTTCCATCCCAAACTCAATGACAGTATTGGATGATATGTGGCCCACTATTGACACGATGATCGATGTCCGCGAAGTGGGTGTTTATAATGTTACCAATCCTGGTGTCACAGAACATAATTGGATTTTAGAACAGTATAAGAAATACATTGACCCTGAACATACTTGGAAACTGGTCACCTATGAAGAGCAACTTCAATTTATTAAGGCGGATCGTTCCAATAATGAAATGGATACTACAAAGTTACAACAATTCTGCAAAGCCCATGACCTGGAACTATTGTCTATTCAAGATTCGATTCTTCGATGCTTTGAAAGGAGAGTTCAATCGCAGTCAAAGTGAATTGTACTTGGATACTTAATAAAACAAAAATCACGCCATGTAGTAAATGGACCATAGTTACGATCGTGCTCTGTCCAACCAAAGAGTCTTTTTCCATTGGAGGCAAACTCAGGAAAGGGTTGCCATACTCGGTGTTTGAACGTAAATAAAATATTCATGGTTGTCATTTCATTGCAACGACAAATTGGATATTGATTCATAGCATGTATCAAATCATGAAGATTGCAACGCTGGAGTAAAATGGTGTCATACATCCATATACAATTTAAGAAATAATGTTCTTTTAGAATATGTTTCGAATACTCCTGTAACAGTAGTTCTGCTACAGGTGGATTCGCAGAAAGCTCCATGATTCTTTCAAAACCTTGTTGTGTATCATAGGAAGGAAGGTCATCAGGAGCATAGAGTTTCCCCTCAAAGGGTAATTCTAGTAAATATTCCATGGAATCAAACACTCGTAGTCCTGCATCCATAAAAATAACACGTCGCCACTGAGAAAACCAATCATCGAATACATAAAACTTGTTCCATTGAGCTAATTTCAAAAGATGTCTGTTATCTTCCACCGTTTTTAAAGGAAACTTTTTGTATTGTTCCAGTAAATATGAAGTAGAAATAGGATCATAATACTTTTCGGTAACTTGGTAATAATCTAAGAAATTCTTGGAAGGATGAAATCCTATCGTAATAAGAACCAAATCGCCTGTCCACTTCCCCCTTGTTCGAATATCAATAATGGTTCGCTTGGCTCGTGGATAATAATCTCTATCCGTTAGTGTTACTACCACTGTTTTCACGTCACTCATATTTATAAGTAAATCTATCATACACATTTAAGTAGCTTAATGAAAATTTGAATAGATATAGTAGTACGATTCATAATAGGCAATACATCATGACCTATCTTGTAATTCCAGATCTTTCCAAGAATCCTGAGACGTTACCGCCTCATCCCTATTCCTTTTCACTTGACCCATTTCAGCAACATGCAATTTGTGCCATTTCAAAGGGAGAAAATGTATTAGTTTGTGCTAAAACAGGTTCAGGTAAAACACTGGTTGGAGAGTACCAAATTTATCATTCGCTTCAGCAGGGAAAACGTGTATTCTACACTACCCCAATCAAATCACTATCAAATCAGAAATTTCATGATTTGAAGCAACAATTTCCTGAAGCATCCGTGGGAATTATGACAGGTGATATTAAATTCTGCCCTGATGCTCAAATTGTGATTATGACAACTGAAATTTTAAGAAATTTATTGTATAAAAAGGGAACAACAACGGAGCATCTTGGTTTAACCGCCTCCATTTCTATGGAGAATCTGGATGCAGTCATCTTTGATGAATGTCATTATATTAACGATAAGGACCGTGGCAAAGTCTGGGAGGAGACTATGATTTTACTTCCACCTTCCATTCATTTGGTCATGTTGTCGGCGACACTGGACCATCCTGAGTATCTAGCAAATTGGCTAGGCATTCTCAAACAAACGCCGATTCATTTGATTGAAACACAATATCGAATTGTTCCACTCCTTCATAACCTACTTGATAAAAACTACAAACTTGTTCCACTCATGAATGCAAAGGAAGTGTATCATGAAAAAGTATATCTGGATTGGTTACAAAATCAGCAAGATGCACAGGCTAATAAAAAGGAGTTTAATCGTCGTGTCAAAGAAGCGAGGATGCAAGGAAGGGAAGGAGCTCTTGATGGAAAAGTGTCCATTCATAGCTTCGTTCATGAAATGAATGAAACTATTAAGATGCTACAAGAACAAGAGCTTCTACCTGCACTCTTCTTTGTATTAAATCGTAAACAGTGTGAAAACTACGCGAATAAAGTAGAACAAGTTCTTCTAAGTCCAAGTGAAACAGCATCGGTAAAGCATATTATTGGATTCCATTTGCATCGACATATGAAGCATTTGGAAACCGTTCCACAGTATCATCAGATCTATGAACTCCTTTGCCGTGGAGTCGCATTCCATCATAGTGGACTTCTTCCACTCCTCAAAGAAATTGTTGAAATTCTATTCTCAAAGGGCCTGGTGAAAATGATGTTTTGCACCGAGACCTTTGCGGTGGGTCTGAATATGCCAACAAAGACAGTATTGTTTGGAGGATTGAAGAAGTACGACGAACAGACTGCTGGTATGCGAATGCTTCGACATGATGAATACATTCAAATGGCGGGTCGTGCTGGACGTCGAGGAAAAGATGACAAGGGTATCGTGATTTACTTGCCCGATCGTGAACCAGTTGAACCAAGTGAAATGAAGTCAATGATGAAAGGAACGAAGCCACCAATTATTAGCCGAATGGATTTCCACTATGATTTTATTCTGAAAACGATTCAGGCATCCGACCCGAATCAACCACTAAAATGGTTACAAATCATGGAACAAAGTTATTGGTTTCAACAAAGACAGAAGCAAATTATAGAAATTAAGAAACAGTTGTCAGACTATCATGATAAAATAAAAACATTAACTCTTGATGAGAAAACTCTTGCAGAATGTAAAAAGAGATTTGAATTAGAGCAAAAAATAAAGCTTGCAACCAATTCTGCTCGCAAGGAGATTCAACGTGAGCTTGATAGTATGAAGAATAGGCAATTTGGACCAAAATGGATTGAGGCTTGGTCAAATTTCAGTACGTTGCAAATTATAAATCGTGAGAAAGAAATTCTGGAACAAGACCTTACTACCTTGGAAGACCACAAAGATAGTATTCATCCCTCTGTTAATTTCCTTCACCATATTGGCTATTTGCTTCAAGATAATCCTCTTTCACTCCAACATAGTGACCTAACTCTAAAGGGTATTCTTGCAACAGAAGTAAATGAAGGACACCAAATTTTAATGACAGAACTATATACAAGAGGCCTTGCTCATCAATTGGGAGGGAACGACTTGGTAACAATCTTAGCTTGTTTCCAAGAAGACAAAGAGACAGAGGAAAGTCCTTCGATTTACAAAATCGATATTCCTGAGGAAGTACGTTCGATTCTGTTAACCATACATAACATAGCTATGGATTTCCAAAAGAAGGAAGAGGAAATTGGGTATCCCATTCCTGACTACTGGACTATTTCGACTCGTATGATTGAACCCATGCGGCGATGGATTCAAGGTGAAAACGCATCCATCATTTGCTTTGAACATGATATCTTTGAAGGGAATTTTATTCGAACGGTGATGAAAATGGGAAATATGCTTGACGAATGGTTAGCTATGGCAACGTATTGTCAACATACCGAGCAGATTGAGAAAATCATGGAAGTACGTCAACGAATGATTCGAGACATTGTTATTTCAGACAGTCTATATCTTCATCTCTAACCTATATAAAGCTTTCCACACTTCATTTAAATATATCATGGAACAAATCTGGTATGAATTAGAAATCCTTCCTATTGATAAGAGTAAGGTATCTTTTTATAAGGAAGAGTATGACCGTTCTGAGATAAATGCAGGGTTCGATCTTCATTCCACTGAGGCGGTTCATGTGGAGCAGTCGCCCGAATTTATTCCATTTGGTGTCATCGTTCGGCTACTGAAGGTGGAACCGATGCCACATGGGACATCCAATGAATATTTGAAGACAGATAGCCATTTTTGGTTAGTTCCTCGTTCTTCGATCTACAAAACGGGTCTGATGATGGCAAATTCAGTAGGTGTTATTGATAAATCGTATCGTGGTGAACTCAAGGCACCTGTATGGTCCATGACGGGTAATACCGATGTTTCAGTAGGTGATCGACTCTTCCAGATTGTTGCTCCAGACATGGGATGGATTCGTCGAGTACGATTGGTCGATTCGCTTCCTATCACGGAACGCGGTGAGGGTGGATTTGGTTCAACCGGTCGTTCGTAACATGAATCTAAAGTAATCATGAGATAGTATAGTAAGAAAAATGACAATTCCCATTTTATCAACATGGATTATCGGTGGACTAGAAGGTTATGCATCAAGGAATGGTGGTTTATCTGCCAATGCAGTGGCTGGTACTATTGGAGTAGCTAGTCTGCTAGAATCACTATCAGGCTCGGACACGATGACAGAATATGTTCAAACAAGACCATTGTCAGTAATCATGGGTTCTCTTGTGTTTTTTGGTTCCATCTTTTTCCTTGGTTATCAGATTGGGAATGGCATACGTACTATTACAGATCGAGAAGAATCTAAAGAATCTACATAATTGAATGGTAATATGGCAGGATTGGTTCGATTAACAAATGTATTGGTAGGAGGACTCAATGGTTATAATAATAAAGAAGGTGGGCTACCCTATCACATTTCAGGTGGCAGTATCGCACTATCGGGTCTCTTAGCATCAGCAGGATTGTTGGATAAGTCTGTAACAAATGTAAGAGGATTAGCTGGAGTATTAGTGGCAGGACCACTTATTATGGGTATGATGTTTGGATTGGGTCATTTGACGGGTGAGGGGGTTCGTTATACAAAGGATACTTTATCGACCTCTAATCAAAAACAAGAATGAATAATGTTGATAATCTAAACAACAACCGCAATTTGTTATTTAGAATGTCATATACCTATCGTGAAGATAACACAGAAGAAAATGGAGGAGTCTATGAATGGAATGGGATTACACTAAAAAACTCCATTCAGACTCATCGTGAAACAAAGGTAGAAATGGTAGAGCGACCCGGTTGGGGAATGACTTGTTATATGGATGGTACCATTCAAAGTTGTGAAATTGATGAAGTACTGTATCATGAGGCACTGGTCCATCCTGCGATGATATCTGTTTCAACACGTGAACGTGTCATGATTGTAGGTGGTGGAGAGGGTGCAACGGCACGCGAGGTATTGAAATGGGCCGATGTTAAAAAAGTCGATATGTATGAATGGGACAAAGATGTGGTTCGATTCTTCCAAGCATATTATCCACAGTGGGCAAAAGGGGCATGGGAGGATCCACGTCTTTCTATTTATTATGATGATATTGTGGAACGAATCAAGGTGAAACCCGCGGAGGAAGAAAGATATGATGTCATTATTATTGATTTATTTGATCCATCAAAGGATACCATGATGGCTTGGTACGATATACTTATAAATGTACATCATTGGATTAAGCCTGAAGGAACCATTGTTCTATATGCAGGTATTCGTAATCGAATGGAAAAGAAACAATCCTATCAGCGTATCATCGAAATCATTCAATATGCGGATACGTGGCAAGATATGAAGGTTAAATTAGTACCCCTTCAAGGATGTATCGTACCCTATAGGGTTTATATTCCATCCTTCCTTGGTGAAAGTACCTTTTTACTATTACATCCAAAGGGTCAAGAACCAGACTTCACTCATTTGACAGTATCATCTCATCTCACCAATGATATTTGGAACTCCTATAAAACATTTAATTGGTAGATTGGGATTGAACCCATGGATAATAGGTCTGACTTTTCTGTACCGATTGCATTGGCTGTGTAGGGGATGATGCAGAAATAGGAAGAGTCGCGGATGAAGTCGTTACTGGTTGAAAGGACAATGCCTTATCTTGTTCTTCTCGTAGCCGCATTAATTCAGACAAACGACTTTCATTCTCTTGGTGTAGTTCGGGATTAGTAGGGCGATTGGGTGCAAAGGAGGCTTGTTGAAAGCGTTTAATGCCGCAAGAAAATCGATTTCCACAACTCATTATTAAGTTCAGAGGATTTAAAATTTGACAACGAATACACGACAGGAGAACATCAATGAGTAAAGCAAACGCCTTTTTGAAAGAAGTATTTGGAGTCGATCAAGTGGAAGAGAAACCTACAGGGATTCGAGGTATTCTACATACGAATGATTATCTCCACTTTACGATCGTCGATGATATGGGCAATCCCATCCAAGAATTTTCAGGTGCCAAGTTGGCAAACAAGTGTCTACCAGGTGATCATGTTCATTGGAGCGAAGGAAAATGCTCCCTTGATCTCCGTGGTGGGCATTCACCTATTGTTGGTACTGTGGCTCTTACCTCGAAGACACGGTATGGACTTACCGCTCGAGGCATACCTATTTATTTGTTTGTGCCTTATGATAAATCCTATCCGAATTTTATTGTAGGCTGTTCCGAAAAGGATTTGTCTCGGAATCGAATTGGAATCATTCAGTTTGACGACTGGAAAGAGAATTCCACATTTCCAAGAGGTAACTTACAGGAATTACTTGGGCCCTCAGGGAATTATGAAGCGGAATACAATGCATTGATTTGGCAGGCCTGTCCTTGGAAATGGCCGAAGGGTCCTTATGAAATCCAATCAAGAGAACGTCCAACCAGAAGACGGCTGGAAGGATTCACTTTGAACATTGACCCCCAAGGCTGCAAAGACATTGATGATGTGATTACTTTTGAAAAACTATCAGAAACCTCCTGGAAGGTTACGATTTCGATTAGTGATGTTGCCACCTATGTGGAAAACGGAAGTGTAGAGGATATCTTTGCGTCTTTGATTTCACAGACTCTCTATGATAATGAAGGACGAGTTCTTCGTCCGATGCTTCCTTTGGAGTATTCAGAGGAGACCTGTTCTCTTCGAGAGGGAAAGGAATCATTTGGTATTTCGTTGCAATTTGAATGGGATGGAGAGCACATTACAAATCTTGAATGGTTCGAATCTTCCTTTGTTAACAATCAATCCTTTACCTATGAAGAATTCCAAGAGTCGACTACAGATTATCAAAAGGTGATGGCATCGATTGCATCCCATTTGGCAGGTCAGAACCTTACTGACTCTCATGACTGGGTAGAGCAATTTATGATCTTTTACAATAAGGAAGCTGGAAAACTGTTAAAGGAATCAGGTATGGGTATTCTAAGGCGTCACTCGGCTCCTGAGTGGGACAGACTCGAAAAATACAAGACACATGTTCCTGAACTGATGAATTTGGCCTTTTCCTCCGCGGAATATTGTTTAGCAGAAGAGGAACATACGGAACATTATGGATTGAACACAAATACGTATGCTCACGCTTCGAGTCCTATTCGTCGCTATGCGGATTTGGTAAATCAGAGAGTTCTAAAATTATTGATTCGAAAGACGAATGAACGATACATTGTTCCTCAGGCCATGATTGATATGAATCTTCGAGGAAAGGTTATGAAACGATTTGCCAGAGACCTCGATTTCTTACAGGCTATTCAAGAAGAAAAGATGGAATGCAAAGGTATTATTCTCGATCGAATTCCAGTACATGACAACGAATACAAGATTCGAATCTATATCCCTATCTGGAAACGGATTATCTCGGCGAACTACAAAATACTATCTGAAAATAAGGTGCTATCACGAGATGAAAAAGAGGAGATTGATGTTACTGAATTCCGTGAAGTAACCGTCAAGTATGCATTTAATAGAAACCTAACAAACTGGAAAGATCGCATCATTATCAATATTCAATAAGGACTTAAATATTTCTGACTATTTTTTCATAGATATGGAGTATATTACAAATACATTTCGATATGTATTAGGATTTTCAAATAAAAAAGATATCACTGGATACATTGTATCAGAGGATAAGACAACTAATCAAACACTACTCATGGTACAAAAGAGTGAAAAATGCTGGGAGGCAAACTGGTATTCCCATGATGAATATACGATTCACCCAATTCCTTATTCGATGAATTCTATTTTCAAAACGTAAGCAAACTAATCACTTATATATAAGATAAATTATTATTTTTGATATGGTATGCTATTACCTATGAAAAATTTGACTGAATAATTAATAAATAGCTTAAAGTTGTACCAAAATTTGAAAAGAGCTTAGACAACAGTTTCTATATCCAAGACAGGATGCCTCACGGTTTTAACAAGCACACATCGGACATTGAGTCCATCGTTGGAGTTCAGTTCAGTATCTTCTCTCCAGAAGAGATTGAGCGTAGCTCGGTGGTGGAGATCACCTCTCAGCAAACCTATGAGGGAAGTGAGCCAAAGATTGGTGGCTTGTTTGATCCACGAATGGGTGTGCTAGACAATGGAAAGGTATGTCGTACATGTGGTCAGACGAATCATGGCTGCCCCGGTCACTTTGGTCATTATCGTCTAACACGTCCCGTATATTACATTCAATTCATTAACGACATTATTAACGTTCTAAAATGTATTTGCATTCGCTGCTCCAAGCTTCTTATTGACAAAGATCTTCATAAAGATATACTGACTCGAAAGGGAGAAGCACGCAATAAGGAGGTGATTGCTCTTTCGTCCAATATCAAGCGATGCGGACAGGAATGCGAAGATGGTTGTGGAGCCCCACAGCCTGATAAGTTTACGAGGGAAGGAATTGCTCGAATTGTTGCACATTATCATGACTTGAAGCAAGAGCAGCCTCTAGAGGTGGAAACAGTTCATCGTCTCTTCCGTCGTATTACAGATGAAGATGTTGATTTCATGGGTTACAATCGTTACTTCTGCCGACCTGACTGGATGATTTGTACTATTATGCGAATCCCCCCTCCACAAGTTCGTCCTTCGGTCATTCAGGACAACAACCAACGCTCGGAAGATGATCTCACCCATAAGCTATTTGACATCATTAAAAATGACAAAATGCTCCAGCAAAAGATTGAAAACAACTCATCAAAACAAGTGATTGATGAAATGACAAACGTTGTCCAGTACCATGTGGCAACGCTGGTGAACAATGAAATTCCTGGCGTGGCTCCTTCGGCACAGCGTTCAGGTCGCCCACTCAAGTCAGTACAACAGCGTCTGGGTGGCAAGGAAGGACGTATTCGTTACAACATTCAAGGCAAACGTGTCGAGTTTTCGGCTCGTTCTGTCATTACTCCTGACCCGAACCTGAGTGTCGCTGAGATCGGTGTTCCTCTAGAAATTGCCATGAATCTAACAAGTCCAGAGAGGGTCACGCCTTACAATTTGGACAGACTTTACAAGCTGATTCAGAACGGTCCTGATAAATGGCCAGGTGCAAAGACGATTGTTCGTGCGGATGGCCGCATGATTTCACTCAAGCACGTCAATACACGAGAGATTGTACTCTACGATGGTGACGTGGTCAATCGCCACTTGCTTGACAATGATATCTTGCTGTTTAATCGACAGCCGACACTTCACAAGATGTCGATGATGGGACACCGAGTGAAGGTGCTCCCTTACAAGACGTTCCGACTGAATGTTCTTGTGACTCGTCCTTATAATGCTGATTTTGACGGTGATAAACTTACTTATTAAAAGTAGAAATCTTGTCACCAACAGGTAGCCACTCTAAAAGTTGTGATTGCACTTTTGGAAAGTAATGGTGTAAGCATCACAATTTGTAAATTCTGTGCAAATTTACGAATCATATAACTACCTAGTGGAGCAATCCGCAACGCTTCCAAACTGTTCGGGAAACCCCTAAAGCTTTCACTACCAAATCTACTGTGAAAATAGTAGATGGCTCTGGAGAAAAATCAGAGGTATGGTAATAATGTGAAAGATAAGCGAAAGCGAAATGGGCAATCCGCAGCCAAGCTCCTACACTCGTTATGATAAGAGTATGGAGAAGGTTCAGAGACTAAATGGTAGCGGGTCACAAATGAAAGTCTAATCAACTGGATGTGGCTCAAGATATAGTCCACTCCCTTTGGAAACTTAGGGTATATATTGGAGATGAATGCACATATCCCTCAATCCTATGAGGCAATGGTGGAATTAGAAGATATCGCAGCTATTCCACATCATATTATTACGCCGCGTCACGCGAAGCCAATGATTGGTGTCTACCAAGACACACTTGTCGGTTCCTATCGCCTAACACAGAGGGGTGTTCAATTTACCCGCCGTGAGTTTATGAATCTCATGATGTGGAACAAGAGGTTTGACGGTATGATGCCTATCGCCCGTGCAGGGGAGCAGGGCAAAGAGCGTTGGACGGGTCAGCAGGTTCTTGGTGCTCTCCTTCCACCGATTAACATGGAAATGGGCAACAAATCATACGATAAGGAAAAGGATACAAAGGCATCAGATACTTATGTCAAGATTATTCAAGGTGACATTGAACAGGGTGTTGTCGACGGTGATATTTATATGAAGCCATCGAAGGGTATTGTTCATGTGACTTACAATGACTGTGGTCCAAAGGATACCGTCGACCTCCTGGATGCTCTGCAGAACACGGTAGAGAACTTCCTCGTTCTGAACGGATTCAGTGTGGGTATTAGTGATCTGGTTGCCGATGAGGAGACGAAGAAGGAGATTGATGCCAAGATTCAGGAGCGTAAGAAGCAAGTCGAACAGGCCATTCTTCAAGTGCACTTGGATTTGTTCGACAACAATACAGGAAAAACCAATCAGCAGGAATTTGAGGACCGTGTCTTCGGTATTCTGAACAAGGCCACGTCGGATGCAGGTTCGACGGGTCAGAATTCACTTTCAAGTGAGAATCGACTGGTGGCCATGGTTCGTTCGGGTTCGAAGGGTGAGCCTCTGAATATTGCTCAGATGATGGCGTGTCTGGGTCAGACTGCAATTGAGGGTAAGCGTGTTCCCTATGGTTTCACAGACCGCACACTACCGCATTACAAGAAGTATGATGATTCCGCGGAAGCTCGTGGTTTTATTGAGTCCTCCTTTATTCGTGGTCTGACCCCGCAGGAGTTCTTCTTCCATGCGATGTCGGGCCGTGAGGGTCTGATTGATACTGCTGTCAAAACAGCCGATACAGGATATATTCAGCGTCAGCTTATTAAGTCGATGGAAGACTTAACAGTCCAGCATGATGGTACGGTTCGTGATGCAAATAATAACATTGTACAGTATCACTATGGTGAAGATGGCGTGAATCCAACAAAGATTGAAACGCAGAGTCTGCCGATTGGTGAGCTCTCTCAAGAGGAAATTCGCAATCAGTATGGAATGGTTGGTGTGGATTGGAGCACGGTCCTCAATGATGGCATTATTCGTGAAAATGATGAACTTCTTGTTACTGAGTATGTGAACGATCTCCTGTTCGATCAGCGTATGATGGTGGAGGGTGTCTTCCAGAGCAAATCTCTTGATTCAGGTAGCGTATTTGCACCAGTGAATTTGGCACGTTGGATTCTAAATACAAAGATTCGATTTGCTTTGAAGCCAACTCAGAAGACGGATTTGACACCAGCCTATGTCTTGGATGGAATCAAGAAAGTGATTGCTCGTACTCATCCTTATCACAAGATTTGGGCAGCTCTTCTTCGTTTCCACTTGGCTCCACACAAGCTGATTGTTAAAGAGCGATTTACTAAGGACGCATATGATATGCTCTTGGAACTCATTCTAGTGAATCATATGAAGGCATGGGTACAGCCAGGCGATCAAGTGGGTATTGTGGCAGCTCAGTCGATTGGTGAACCAGCGACACAGATGACACTGAATACCTTCCACCAGGCAGGTGTTGCTTCCAAATCGGCAGTCACACGAGGTGTTCCACGTCTTAGGGAACTTCTAAAGGTCACACAGAATCCAAAGGCAACTTCTCTCACAATTTATTTGAAGCCAGAGCATCGTAATAATAAGGAGAAGGCTCGTGAAGTTGTTCAGGATCTGGAGTTGACAGTACTTCGTAATATTACTAACAAGGTTGCCATTTATTGGGATGAGAAGGATGAAGATACCGTGATTGAGGAGGACAAGGAGCTAATGAAGTTCTATCAGATGTTCGAGGCTCGATTCATGGCAGAAGAAAAACAAGAGGACAAGTTTACCAAGTGGTTGCTCCGTTTGGAGCTTAATCGCGAAGAAATGTTCAATCGTAATATTTCTATTCAGGAGGTAGTGACAGTTATTAATGCTCAGTTTGCTAAGCAAATCAATGTAGTGTATAGTGATTACAATTCAGAAAAACTCGTGATGCGTATTCGCATTCCCCCCACGGAGACGAATGATACTGCATCAAAGTTAGATGACTTCACCAACCTGAAGAAGTTCCAGAATAAACTATTGAATAGTATCGTGATTCGTGGTCTGCCAGGTATTAAGGCAGTTACGTTCCGCAAGGATTCTCAGTTTGTTGAAAGCGTAAATGGTAAATATGAAAGTGTAGAACAATATGTTCTTGATACAGATGGTTCAAACTTCATTCGTGTTATGAGTCATCCAGCAGTCGATGGAACTCGTTTGTATTCTACCAATGTCTGGGATGTTTATGAAGTTCTCGGAATTGAAGCAACTCGTGCAGTCCTCTTTAATGAAATTAACGGCCTATTTGAGAGTGTAGGTGTAAACTACCGTCATCTCTGCCTTCTATGTGATGTCATGACACGATTTGGTCGTTTGATGTCAATTGATCGTTATGGTATTAAGAAGAATGATGTAGGAACCCTTGCAAAGGCATCCTTTGAGGAAACGCAGAACATCCTTCTTAAGGCAGCACTCTATGGAGAGGTTGATCCAGTTACAGGTGTATCTGCAAACATTATGATGGGACAGCCAATTCGTGGCGGTACAGCATTCTCTCAAATCTTACTCGATGACCAGATTCTTCCACAACTTCTGGCCGATGTCGATATTAATAAGTACAAGGGTATCTTGGAAGAGGAGGAGGAAGGCGATCTCTTGGGAGAGGTGGGTGTTGGACTGGATGACCCCTGTTCCACGGCCCAATTCCAAATGAACATGATGTCCTCGGTTGTCAAACCAATTGCGGAAGAACCTGAGATTGAAATTGAACTACTAGAATAAGTAATACAGACATAAGATAAAATTATATAAAATATATTATTTTTTTATAACTAAAAAGAATAATATAAAGCGATGTAACGTCATCTAACTATGGAACCACTGGTACATAAAGATGCCAATAGACCGTTTCGGTTAATGAAATTATACAAGCGTCTACATACATTTCAACTACAGCAATTTGAATTGGAGTGTGTAGAACGTGAACATCAACAGTCAGAGGAAGAAAAAACATTACATGAATATCGAAATCGTATCAATGAGTATGAGAAAACATTGACAAATGGTAAAAATTGGGAATATTATAAGAAAGTAGTAAATCCCTTTGAACTTGTCTATACTCAGAAGAAATATGATAATTTTCCAGAGTCATTATGTACACTGAAGCCATTATCTCGTTCTTATTTTAAAATGTTGGAGATATTTGATTTGATTCAGTTTAAAGAAGTAATGAATCAAAATGAGTTTATTAAATCGGCTCATGTATGTGAAGGACCAGGTGGTTTTATTGAGGCTCTATTTGATGAAGCATCAAAAGTAGGTACAAAGATACAAACTAGTATTGCAATGACACTTCGATCCAACCAGACAAATGTTCCAGGATGGAAACGTGCCACTGCTTTTTTGCAAAAGAACAAAAACATTAAAATTATATATGGAGAGGATAATACTGGTAATATTTTGAGAATCGAAAACCAGCAGTATTTTATTGACTATTGCACTAGTTCCAGATATGGTGGAAAGGTTCATCTGTTCACAGCAGATGGTGGATTTGATTTTTCATGTAACTATGAAAACCAGGAACAGCTTATTTTTCCTTTACTGTTGGCATCTACCAAAATTGGTCTCGAAGTCCTTCGTCCAGGTGGTGTATTTGTACTAAAATTATTTGATTTCTATTCCAAGTCTACGTTGGACTTGATTTACTTTTTATCATTGCATTTCCAGGAATGGACTTTATACAAACCATCGATGAGTCGCCCATGCAATCCTGAACAGTATTTTATTGGTAAGGGGTTTTTGGGGTGTTCGGATGAGGTCATGGATGTTATGCGAGTATGGTGTACCATGATTGATAATAATCAGAAGATTGATGTTTTGTTAAAGTCAGACTATCCGAAAGACTTTAAAAAAGTAATAGAAGAATTGCGTAGCCAATCATTCCAAAGTCAAATTGAATATTTGGAAAGGGTATTTTTCTTGATTGACAAAAATGACGAGACACTGGTACAAAAGTTTTTAAAGAAAAATCAAAAATCAAGTTTGGAATGGTGTCAACGATTTCATGTACCTATTATTTCGAACCGTTCCCCTTCAGTTGAGGCGTTACGAACCGATCCACCAGCTTCTGTCCAACTATAATGGAGGCTTGATGTTGGGTGAGGCGTCCCTCTCCCATACGATCCAGCATGGCTAACATGCTTTGAATAGGGGATAGGTCCTGTTTCTGAATAATCTTCTTAAACAGCTCGGGATACTTTTCAACAAAATCGGGTACGCGTTCACGAATGGCATCTTCGGTATCACCATGTGACATCCATAGGGCAATATCGCGAAGGTGCTGACGAACGTATTGTGCTCTTTCATTGGGATCATATTCCAAAGGTCTTGCCTCTGCTTCAGCGGTTGCTTCACTGATGGTTTGACGTTGAACAGGTGGAAGTTGATTTCGCTTTCCTGACATTTCTACAATCTGACTAATCATAGAAAAAGCATCTAGAATATTTAACACTCAACAGAGTGTTAAATTGAAATATGATTGTACACAACAGAGAAGATGAGTCAAAGCACGAATGTACTAACATCACAACCAACTCAACAAGTTATTACTGGAACGGCTGTGATGCCACTTCCTATCGGTCCCGGGGGTGACAACACTGTTAAAAAACAATTTAACGATCTTAATACTCAATTGACCATGATGACAGCTCAAGCCGCTGTCAATTCAAAATATGATCCTCCTACTCCAAAATCTGTGACGAAACCAATGATTATCGAGAAATTCACAAATCATTCATTACCTACAAGCCTTGCAGTTGCGGGTATCTTGATATTTGTGTATGGAATGTGCACTAAATAGTAGGATTACTGTTTAGTAACATGAATGATAACAATCTTGAAACATGGAAAGAGGATGATATCGAAGAAGACTACGAAGAGGAAGAAGTAGTAAAACGTGAGGATCCATTACCCGAACTGGATACATCGTTTCGTGAGAATATTAAAAATGTAAAACATTCCTTATATAATAACATTGTATTATCGCCTGAGTTAGGAACAGATGGTGTTCAAGACAATACGGTGCTTGAAACCTATTTGGAAAAGTTAAACAAATTATACATTTTATCTATTTCGGCTGAAAACGGAAAACGTATACCAGACAAGGCGTTAGTTATTTTTCCAGAATCGTCGAGACCTTTGATTCGAGCAACACTTGATTGGATTGTTGACTTTTTTAGGAAAAATCATATTTCTTTAACGGTACCCTATTCAGACCATATTCGTAAAAGTTTTCATGATTATCAGTTTGTTCAGAATAATTCTTTCGATGATGAATAATAGAAATGGCAAATACATTAAAGAAAAATTGCCCGAAAGGGTATATCCTCCGAAAGGGTTATACGCGTAAGTACAGTTCAAATGTGACACAATTAGGTTTTACTGTTCGTCGTAAGGGTAAGACCTACACCGTGCGTCCAAAGAGTAACTCGATTCATGTGCCTTCAGGATGTATTAAGAACCGAGGACTTCCAGGAAAGGGACCCAAAGAAGGTGAGGGATTTGGAAAACTCCGGAAAGGAGAACTCATTAAGTATGGTTACCAGTATCGTCTGTCCGATGCATTACGTCATGCTGCATTGAAAAAGGCAATCGATCGCTATGGAGCTCTTTCGGTGTATCGTAAGTTAGATGCTGTTTCCAAACTCTCCTCTCGTACCGCCCCCGATGCTAGCCACGTTTTTGGGAAGGATCGAAACTGGATAAAGAATCATTATGAACTGAAGAAGAACAAATAAAAGACATTAGATCATCTTATCTACGTTTTATGGAACGTATCAAGATGAACAAAGGAAGAGTGGAAAGTTGTCAAATACTTGGTTGTGTGTCGACAGTAGGAAGATGACAGATGATCACTTATTATGGTCATTTAATAATGCTTTGTTTTTCATCATATTTGTTTCAATAATTATATTTGTATTGATATTTGGAATAAATAGTATTTTTGATGTGAAAAAGATTAAAAAAAATTGGGCAGAATACCGATGCAGTCCTATGATCATGCCCATTGCAGGATTGTTTGGTCACAATGCGAAAGAGAACATGGAATTTTGTATGGGTAAACTATTTACTACCTACTCTACGCCCTACATGGGCTCAATTGGTACAATGTTCTCCCAGTCATCCGGTCTTTTACAAATGATACTTGGTTCGGTAGATTCGTTACGTAATACAATTGCGACTCTGGGAGGCGGTATCAATGTAGTATTCCAGGAGTTCACCGATCGTATTTCGAATTTCTTTTTCCGTCTTCGTTTGACTGCAATTCACATTAAAACGCTGATTGGTCGAATGTATGCGATTCTCTTCTCGGTGATGTACATGGGTATGTCAGGAATTACAGGAATGACATCGTTCACCAATACCTTTTTATTCTCTTTCTTGAATACATTCTGTTTCCCAGGAAATACAGAATTAATAGTGAAGGATAAGGGTCGAATTCCAATCAAGGATATTCGAATTGGTGATGTACTTTTACCAGGAAATTCAAAAGTAACAGCAACCTTCCAATTTTATTCAAAGGGGCAGCCGATGGTCCGTCTCGGTTCAACTGTCGTCAGTACAAATCATTATGTTTTCCATGAAAATAAACTGATTATGGCGGGTGAACATCCCTCTGCCACTCAAATCGGTGGTTGGGATGCAGAGGAACCATTGTATTGTTTAAATACATCTGATAATCGAATCCCTGTGGAGTACTTAACCTTTTTAGATTATGATGAGACGACCAAAGCAGATGAAATTACCATGAAATTCATTGAAGAAAGAATTAATGAAAAGAAATCAAATGACCTTTATCACTTTACTGAATACTGTCCAGCCATTGATGGAGATACGATTATCAAGACAATACATGGAAATAAGAAAGCAAAGGACATTAATATAGGAGATAAATTGGTAACAGGATCAGAAGTGATTGGATTGATTCGAAGACAGGTGGGAGAGGTTTGTACGTGGGAAGATGGTACTATTCTTACGCCATCTACCTTGTGTTGGCTGGATAACAAATGGCAGAGAATAGGAACAATCAAAGAAGTAAAAAAGGAAACAAGAGAACTCGTGTCATTTGTGGTGATTCCTAATTCACAAATTGAGTTGGAAAGTGGTTTACGAATAAGGGATTACATGGAGTTATGTTCTCCGGATTCTGAAATGTATTATTCAAAGCATATCAATTCATGTACCATTGCCAAAAACAAGAATTTGTTGTAAAAAGTTACAAAATGACTAATCTAAGGTAAAGAAAGGAGATGGAATCTAAATGGCCATTTATGTTAATAGCCTTTGGTTTAGTATTCCTCTTAGGTCTTACCATATCGAGCCTTGAGAGGACAAATGTAATGAAACACTGGGATAAGAGAAGATGTGATTTTGCAGTCATGGCGGCGGCAGGATTTTTCAAAGAGGATCATGACCCTCGTTCAAGATTCGAATTTGCTACTGAAAATTTTAATTTTTGCATGAAATCGATGGTGGATAAATTTATTACTGTCTTAATGGCACCAATCGGTGCAATGTTTGAGAAACAAGTAAATCTAACCAATAGTTCATTGGATACGTTGAACACCATTCGTTCAATTGCTAAGACACTGTATAATACATTATCGAGTTATCTTGAACAATTTTATAGAAGATTTAATACTTCGATATTTGAAATTAGCAGAATTGTGCAATATTTCCAAATGGCAATGGGCCGTGCAAATGCCATGGTCATGTCCATGTTATACTCAGGCATTACCATGTTCCGAGGAATGATCAATGCCATTCAGTTTGCAATGAAAGTTATTCTAATTATTTGTGGCATCATGATTGCAGCGATTATTGTATTATGGTTTGTGTTGTTCCCTGTGATTCCACTCATTATTTCAACTCTTGGTGCCATTGTATTTACGGTAAGTATGATGGCTATGATTATTTCTAGTCAAGTAGCGGATCAAGCCAATAAGAGTAGGGGTCCATTTTGTTTTGTTCCTGAATCCTTGATTCCTGTCATCGATGAAGATAGGAAACAAAAACTAGTAAAAGCCAAAGATATCAAGTTAGGAGATGTTCTATCGAATGGCAGCACCATTACAGCTATTATTGTAATGGATGGCATGAGCGTACCACTCTTTGAGGTAGAGGGAATTTGTGTATCCGGTTCCCATTTAATTAAGGGAACCGATGGACAGTGGAAATCGGTATCCGATGATGAAAGGGCGAAACCCCTTTTGGAAACATCAGATGTATTGTATTGTTTTAATACAACCAATCATGTAATTCCTGTATGTACACCTCACTCCTTGTTTAGCAAACATCCATCCTTCCTATTATTCCGAGATTGGGAGGAGTTTGCGGAAGCTGATGTAAAAGGACATTATGCCTGGAACTTTATTGTACTGAAACATCTCAATAATCATTCTTCTTATTCAAAGTGGAAGGATAGCTTGGGTATTTCAACGGAAGTTCCTTTAGTAAGTGAAAATATGAAAGTCAAGACAGTGGATGGATATGTGGAGATTTCAAAACTTGTGATTGGATATGACAAGTTACTTGATAAACATGGTAATACGCAGACAGTACTTGGAAGAGTGAATGGTGAAGTAGAAAATGCTGTAAAGACAGGAAAAACATGGCATACTGAGTTATTTGAATGGAGACATGACGTCTGGAAAAAGGGTCAGAGTACGGTTGGAAAAGGAGATGACAAGATCATTGGACAAAATATCATAACGGATACTGGTGAATTTATCATTTGGGACGAAATGAATAAAACAGATAAAGTCATAAGGGACTTTACGGATATTGGTCATAAAACAATACATGAAACCTATCCTTTGGTGGCATCAAGACTCCGGATTTATGAATGAACTGGATAGAATATCTAAGATGTATTAAGTAGAATGAAAACTGGATTTCTAATCACTGGTCTTATATTATTGCTTATTGCGAATTTACTAATGGTATATTCCGAGCGTAGCGGCAGCATGGAAGGATTTGCTGGGTATTTCTTGGAAAATGCAGGAACTTCTGGACTTGGAAAGTACAAGGCTGAACCAATTGGTGCATTTGATGACGTTCGTGTCACACCGAACAATGGGGTTAGCTCCTGGCGTGGAACTGCACCTAATGAGCCACTCTTGGGCCCTGAGTTCCAGCCCGGCCCTGACAGCCTGTTCATCTTTAAGAATAACCAGGCCAAGCCTGGATGCTGCGATGCTTCGTATGCATCTGATACGGGATGTGTTTGCACTACCCCGCAGCAGAGAAATTACATTAACATGCGTGGAGGAAATCGTACGGTAGAAGATGGTGTCTAATGGAAAGATATCTGTTTGTTAAAATTCTAACATGATTGTTAAAATAAAAAAATTATTGTAACAATCAATACTTTCATCTAATAGAATGAATGCGAATCTGAAAGCACCTAATAATACTGCACTGAACACAGTAAGTTCGTTCGTGAGTGCACCAGTGAATAGTGTCAAAAATGCAGCATCTAACATTGCTAATTCCGTAAAAAATGCAATTAATAATTCGGGTGTAACGGAGATCATTGAACCCTTGAATGACTCTATTCAGGAAACGATGGAAAACACTCGTTCTCCTTTTGTTTCCATTCCTGTGATTATAGCACTTGGCATTTTTATTATTCTTTTTATCATTGTTGTTGTGTTTAGACAAGAAATTGCGGCTGGATTGGAGCTTGGATGGAACAAGATGAAAGAGTGGATGGGACTGTCCAAACCAGCGGTACAAGCTCCACCCCCTGAATTTGTCCCGCATCCTCAAGAAGTAGATCAGGCTTCTATTGAAAAAATCCTTCCAGGCAAAAAAGAGGTATTTAATGTTGCTACCAACAAGTATACATACTCGGATGCGGATGCATTATGTAAGGCCTTTGGAGCGGAACTAGCGACGTATGACCAAGTAAAGGATGCTTGGAAACAGGGTGCTGATTGGTGCAACTATGGTTGGATTAAGGGGCAGTCAGCAGTCTATCCTACACAGGAGTCTACCTTTGAGAAACTTCAGGCAGGACCAGAAGACCAAAAGATGTCTTGTGGATTACCTGGAATCAACGGTGGATATTTTGACAATCCTGAACTTCAGTTTGGTGTGAACTGCTATGGTGCAAAGCCATCAGAGAAGGATCAGGACTCGGCTCAGAGTATGATGGATAAGACGAATTTAACACCTGATGCAATTGCTCTTGATAAGAAGATTCTTGGATACAAGAGTCAGTTGAACCAGATAGCTGTGAACCCGTTCAAGCCAGGAACATGGGCATCGTAATGTTATAAAATGAACATGCTTAATTTGATATAATAGGGAAATATATGTAATTAAGTAAGTTGTCGATTCGCAGGGGTGGTTAAATTACTTTGTTTTAATGATTTGGAAGTGCTGTATCCTCGATTTGCACGTATGAATGTCATGATGTCCATGGCTTCATCTTTTCCTCCTCTTTGTCGAAAGTATCCATGAAGTAGTTCTTCAATCTTACTAAGTGATAGTGGATTGGGTTCTCGCTTATCGATGACATGAATGTTACCACCACCGATTTGTATTGTTGCTTTTTCCATACCGTTTCGTTGTAGAGTGGAAATCACCTGATTTTCATAGTCATCACGTACCTTACGAGCAGCTCCGAATTGTTTATAAAAAGAGGATGCAAGGTTATTGTAATGTAGATAGTTCCGTACTAATGTTCCAATTATACCACCGGGATCACCCATGTTTGCTATAAATATCCATTTTTAAATTAAAATGTTTTCTCACAAAACGGACACATCTTGATTTTATTATGATTCATTAACAATAATACAAATGTTAATATGACAAACAATAGAATTCCAGAAAATATACAAACTGCAATAATCATATAAGGAAAAGAGCGTTGCAAAATAAACTGTAAGAAAGGCTCGATGACAAGTTGCTGAATGTAATTTTTCGTATCATGACTGGAAAGTGATACTGCAAACTGGTCAATCCAGCCCTTTAGCATTTGAGCAAATCGCTCCTTATCTTTTGTCCGGTCAACAGGCATTTTGATAATGTGGTGAAATTATCATTTTCTTCTAATCGCTGTGGTCAGAGAATGCCAACCTTTAAAGCACCTAATTACTCCAAAGTGGTTGATTCCAAAACAGGAAAACAAGAGTCATGTTATAAATTTTGCATCTTTTTTGAAAAAGATGAAGAATCTCTTACATTTATTGCTGAAAAAGAGGAAGATATCTCTTTACAAACACTACAGACATGCGTGGTAGAGCATGTATCATGGTGGAATAACTTTCTCTCCCAGTTTTTAAAAGCTACCTCTATCTTTTTTTCCAAACCTTATACCATTGATAATATTAATAAAATTGCAAAACATAAACTTTCTGGAAAGAACACAAATCAATATCCTTCGAATGTAACATTAAAACCTAATACAATTGAAATTAGTGGCGGAAAATTTACAGTTAACTGGGAATATGTAATGGAGACATTGGTGATTGATATTCCGGATTTAGAGGAAGAAACAGATGATATTGTGGAGACTTCTAAGCTTCCGGTTTACAACGAGAATACACTGACATCAGGCTTACAGGAGCTAAATATTGACCAGTTGCCAATTGATAATAACAGTACGGAAGATACTTTGGAAGTTGAAAACCCTGCTAAGTTTTATGAGAAGCAACTTGTAAAAGAGGCCAGATTAAAGGCAAAACTTGCACTTTACAAGGCCAATCGACAGATGGCAAAATATTACAATAAATACGGCACCAATGATATTACGGACTCCGAGTCTGAAACCGAGTCTGAGTGGCAAACATCAGAAGAAGACGAGGAGGAAGACGAGGAGGAAGAGGTACAACTTTGAAAAGGATGTGTTCGGCACCATTCCAGTTAAAAAAATAAGCCCTCATACTTTTATAGAAAGTAATGGCAGGTACAGAAATGAAGAACGTCGTTTTAATCGCCCTGGTCGTTTTGGTCGCTCTCTTTGTAGTCTATCAATACGATACTACCCTATTTGGTCTACTCGGCTCCTATGAGGGATTCGAAGACGCTGTGATGAATGCAGATGGTGCTGTTCCCTCAGGTGATGCCCTGGGAGCTGCCCCCCCTGGTGTAGGTGCCTCTCCAGGTGATGTTCAGAAGAAGCAGAACTCAGCCTCTCCGCCGACAAATCCAGTTCAGCCAGGCAACCCTGAGTCAATGGAAGCCTTTGGCAATGCATCATACAAGGAGCAGCCCGCTGCCAAGAAGGATGTAAAGGAAAAGTTTGCTGATCTAAGTGCTTACGAAGGTCCGGCCAACTTCGGTGCCGCCGAGGCTCCAGCTGGATGCTACCCTCGTGATCAGCTGACACCATCTGAGTTACTTCCTAAGGACATGAACAGCATTTGGGCAGAGCAGAACCCAATGGGACCTGGCTCTCTGAAGGGTAAGAACTTCCTCAGTGCAGGTGCCCTGATTGGTGTCAACACAGTTGGACAGAGCCTACGTAACGCTAACTTACAGATTCGCTCTGAGCCACCCAACCCGCAGGTGCCTGTTAGCATCTTCAACCAGAGCACGATCTCTCCCGACATTTCTCACCGCCCTCTTGAAATTGGTGCTTAAATGGATAACTCCTTGATAACTATTATTTGAAAATATTGTAAGATTACAATTATTTCAAATAGTCTAAAACCTATTGAGAAATCAGGAGAAATGTCCTTACTCAGTGTTGCAAATAATATTTTCAGATCAGTCATTGGTGGAGGAAACTATCCAACTACCTATGTGAAATCAACGGTAGATGGTAAACAGTACAAAGTACGTGATATGCCTGATAAGCAACAGGCTGCCGATGTTATGGCACGTCTTCGTTTGCGTCTGACAAAGTTATGCGATACATTGGAAAAGAAATACCCAGATAAGGCACAAGTCAAACTAATGTGCAAGAATTTTCGGTCAGACCCGTCACGATTTATTGAGGCGACACCAGACTCAGAACACACTTCCTATTCTATCAACAAAGGCGAACAAATTCACATGTGTCTACGTCAACGAGATGGTCCAGATGAAAGTCTTGTGAATGAAAATGTAATGACATTTGTTGCGTTACATGAATTAGCTCATGTGTGTACCGAATCGATTGGTCACGGTCCCGATTTTTGGAACAACTTTGGATGGTTATTGAAAGAGGCAGAAGAACTGGGTATTTATCGGTACACGGACTTTTCAGCTCACCCCGTGAGCTATTGTGGTGTCTATATTACCGACTCCCCACGATATGACCCATCGAAAGACGGCACGAACTTCCAAATTGGTACAATTACCGAGAAAGGGAAGTAATATTCATGATAGGTTATATATGAAAAATATTCCTATACACATTTTTCTAAAAAGTGCATAGGAATGCCTGATATAGATGAAATATTTTATCCACAACTACTTAATAGTCTTCATCAAAATATTCCCCATCAAAATATTCCCCCGGTCCAATGTATTGTATGGAAAGGAGATGAAGAATATGAAGTAGTTACCTTTGATAAGGTATATCCTTTTGATACTCTGTTGGATATCAAACGTATGATTTGTCACTATTATGGATTCAATGCAAACTACCATCCAAACTTCTTATTTGTAGGTGTTCCAACGGGTGAGAGTGCATTTCAAGAAGGAAATCCAACCAAGGAAACAACCTATCTCCCTCTTGACTACCTATGGTATAAAAATGGTGAAAACAATGTGAAAAATACGCATGTTCTGAAAAATCCCATTAGAAATCTCGAATCACCTGATGAGTTTTTCTTTCGTGCGGATGGAACTTGGTTGAGTCCTGGTTTGGAAGATCGTGCACGAAGCACTGTTGAACATGTCTTCCTTAAACACTATGATGGAAAAATACCATTTTTACATGTTTTTCCTTTCATTGAATTGTTGAATGCCTATAAAAAGAGAACAGGTCAACCAAGTATCAATGGAGAGGACTGGAACAAGCGTTTTGGAGCCTATTACAAAGATCTACCCACGGAAGGCCCTTATGGACCACAACCTCAAGATATGAATCTTGTAAAAAAGATTCATTTTTATATTGAACAACGAACGAAGGGTATCGATATGTTAAACAACTTATTAGAGTCTGGAATTGGTGGTGAACTGACCTATCAACTAAATCCAAAGGTGGAGGGTATTCGTCAACTTCGATTAATCTGGAAAAAACCTGTCGAGGGCTTTGAGGGCTGTGGTTCCATGTTTTATCGAGTCATTGCCAATGAAAATCGCCCTTATATTCGTCTTCTTCCTGCGGAGGGATCACCCATTACTAAACTCCATGTCACAGGTGTACTACCCATTCCAACATTAGAGGACCCAACTATTTTAGATCAATGGGGAAAGGAAATTTCTCCCACACCAGGAATGGATTTTGTTGTCGTCAAATATGTTCAGCCATCAGCCTCGGATGGTGGACTTCTCGTATATGGAACGATTCAAGTATTTAATGATGGAACAATTAACTTGCTATTACAACCACCCAAAAATCTAAAGCGAATTGACAGCGATGAATTTGTGACATTTCAAGATACGCTTGAAACGGCCTTTGAAGGTTTGCCTCAGTCTTCAACCGACTTCCGTTTGAAAGAAGTTGCACTAACGTTAAAATTCAAAACAGAAATGTCACATCCACGAATGACAAAGGAAAAAATTCAACGAAGACTGCCCTATTTCCAAAACTTTTTTCAAGAAATCCCGTCACTTCCCAATGAAAATCCAATTATTTCTCTTCGATTTAAGGCAGTGAGTCAATATGCAAGTGAACAAAAGTATTTCACTTTCCTAACACAGTATGCAACAAGCCGTTCGTTACGCGGAGGAGAGAGTGATGAATTACGTTTAATTGAAGCCCTACAAACTGAATTTATACTGAGTTATCGAGAAGCGATTGAAACAGTAGGAAAATGGAGGGACCGTGATGGAAAGTTTACCGTGGAAATCCCTGAAGAGGGTGAATTCATCAAATATTTTAATCCAGGAATTGATGTGCATATTTATGGGCAGCATCCTCTGTACTATCTACACATCAATCGAATCGATAGCTATCAGACATATCTACGTGTCTATACACTATTGAATCTATTATTTATCAAAGAAGATTACTATTTCGAGCTAGATGGAAAAGATAAGAGTGTACGTGAAGAGTTACAAGAGGTGAGTGCAGAACTAGAAGAAGAGGAGGAGAAGCGAGAGGAAAACATGGTGAATCGTGTACCAAATCAAGAAAAAGCAATCACAATCGCTGATGAATCGATTGCCAATCCTATCCAACCCAATCAGAGCTCCGCCAATGGACTGTATGATGAATTTGCAGACTTGATTATGGATGGAGAGGTGCCAATTCAAGAAGGTGAAGTAGTCCCTGAAATGGCTCCCTCCGCGATTGCAGCTTCTTCTTCGTTACAAGCATCAAAAGATGCTCTCCCTCAGCCAAAAATGAATAAGAAAGAACCTGAGGTGAAACAAAACATATCGGTTAATGCAATCCAGCAAAGGGGTAAGAAGGAAGAACTCAAGAGAAAATTAGTGAATCCCAAACAGTGGTTTTTAGATAAACTAAAAGAGATGGATATTAGTTTATTCAAATATCCTCTTCCCAAAAAGGTAAGTGGATATGCTCGATTATGTGGAGCGGTGGAAGATCGTCAACCAGTTGTTATGAATAATGATCAATATGAACGAATGAGAGAAATTTATGAAAAGTACCCTATTCATTGGATCCTATATCCCTTGACTGGTTCTGATAATCCCATTCCACCTGTAGGAAAGGAAATTACAATTTCCATTATGCGGTATGGTTCCAGTCCAAAGAATATGAATTATTATTTCTGCCCTGAATATTATTGTTTAAGTGATGAAATTATGGTGCTACCAAAAGAATTCAAAGGAACAACCGACTATTATGGCAATCCAAAACCAAAAGATTCCTGTCCCTTTTGCCATGGATTTTTAATTGATAGAGAACAAAAGACGGCTGTAAAAGATCGTACTGTTATAAAAAGAAAGATAAAGAAAGATAGTAATGAATATCATGGATGGATTTCTTTCTTATCAACAACAACCCACCCTAATAAATTAGCTCTACCATGTTGTTTTACAACACAAGAAACACTTCGAGTATCGGATCCACGATTCAAGGATATTCGCTCGGCGTTTATAGGAGAAGCAGTTGAACAACTGGAAGGAAAGCAAGAAGAGGAGGAAGTCGAGGCGGATGAATTAGTGTATCGAAGAACAGATGCCATTGAATACGCCGTTCTTTTCCATCAGATTTATGAGGCAAATATATTAGAACCCAATAAGACATTACGCCCTGGTTCTTTTGGTACGGCACCTGCTCGATTTGATGAATTCTTTGGACAAAATTCTTTTAAGACAATTGTGCAACGTGCTAAAATTTATATGAGATTACAAGCAAATGCACAAGGCTTCATTCGAGTTGGTACACCAAATACCTATTACGAGTCCCTTCTTGGTGTTATTGCCCCTCTTTTATATAGGAATTCAATTGATGAAGTAAAAGAACGTATTTTGGAAGCAGTTGTTCCAAGAGTATTTTTAAATTCTCATTTTGGAAATCTGGTACTGGAGTTTTATAATCCGTCGGATAAATTGGCCATGCCAACAACCTGGCAGGAGCTGAAATCTTGGTCTGAACTTAATTTGGGCATTAGTGCATCCGATACCAATACCTATCAGCTTATTCGTATATTCAATTCCTATCATCGTTTTAGACAGTTTATGAAGGATGAAACAATGCGAAAGGATTTAAGACATATTCAGCCCATTCTTGCGGAACCTGGTTTACTTACACCTCGTGGAATCCAGTTAATTGTTATGGAAGATCATGGAAATGACCAACCAATTTCAATTAAATGTCCCACCTTTGGTGTATCCATGGATCGTAACCGCGAGAATGATGTTGCATTCATTTCTCGTTCCTTGCGTCAAATTGGAACTTCTGAAAATAAATATGCTCATTATGAATTATACATTCATACAAGTAACAAACCAGAAAAGGGCGGAGAGCAAGCTATTCACGAAACGATTATGAAATGGGATTATTCATCCAAGACATTCTGGCCAACCATTGTTAAAGAACGTGTGGAAGAGTACTTTACACAGTGCCAGAGCAGATATCGTTCTCTATTTACATCTCAAGATGGTGTTAATCCCATGGCGATGATTCCCTTATCAAAAGCCATTGAAGCAACCAATGAGTTGAAGCCTTTTGGTATTGTAAAAGACAGTTATAATCATATTGTCGGTGTAACCTATCGTTCTTCTGTTCAACCTGGTGTGACTCCACTTATTACTTTACCTGTGGTAGATGATGGTGTCATTTCTATTTCCTCTGCATTCTCTATTAAACATATCCATTTGGACTGGGATGATTTTAAACCTGCTCCAGCCGATGCATTGATTAAATATTATCAGGAGAAGCTGACACCCTTGTTTGCATTGTATCCTGGATATAAGATTAAATATGTTGTCAAAAAGAGGGTAGCAAAGAAGAGAGATGAAGGAATGATTGTTGCAGTACAATTGGCAAATGGTATCTTTATTCCAGCATCTCCACCAAAGAACGAAGCATTATTGGCGGCTCAGATGCAAGAATTAGAAGGACCAGATAGTGATGAGAAGAAAGGAGAAGAAGAAAAAGTCGGCTTCATCTTTATAGATGAATTCCAGTGGTCCATTGACAAGCAAATTGCAGGTATGAAATCCAAAGTAGACTCTAAGGTATGGGAGGAGGTGTTAAAGGGGGCAACCTCTGAGAAGGGATGTGGGTTTGATCAAGAACTCATTCGTAAATCGGACTATGTGGAGTTTGAAGAACTGTACCAGCAGTTCCGTCTGATGGTATCCAATTGGATTGCAGAAGGTGGAGAGGTAAAACAACGGATGGAGGATATCATATTTAGTCGTAAATTACCTACCTATGAAAAGAGAAAACGTTTGGATATTTTTATATCTCCTGTTTTACAATCATGGTTCTACGCCGATAATGAAAATTGGGAAGCTCCTGCGAGCTTTTTACGAAAGGATTGTCGCTTGATCAATAGCCCAGAATCATGTTCTGGAACATGTTACTGGAAACAAAGTGAAAATGGTGGTTCATGTTTACTTCATGTACAGGGAACAACCTCACTATCAGGAAAGGAGGGAGAACGTGAAGTATCCACTCCTATTTTGTTTACCAAACGTGTCATCGATGAACTGGTTCGTTTCCCCGCACGTAGAAACCAAATGATGAAATTGGGTCAAATATCAAAGGTAAGTAAAATGGTAGAAGCCATTCGTCAAGGGAATGAATATATTATTCCTGAATCCTCGCCAACATGGACGAATTTACTCCGTTTTGAGTGGACAAAGCAAGTCATTGAACAACCAAAGTACTATGAAGAAATGTCAAGAAGTCCTGAGGAAGAAGAAAAAGGGCAAGCGGAGCAGAGTAAGAAACTTCCTGAATCACTTCTTCCAATTCTAGGAAGGGATTCTAAGTTTGAATTAATTATTCCAGATGTTATCAATGCATCTCAGCCATTATTACCTTTCCTGGCAATCTTAGGTACATCCTTTGAACAAATTGGAATTCCACCCTCCACTACCTTATTAACTAAAGAAATATTGATAAAATATGCTCAAGTCACATCCAAGGCATTAGGTGTTATTGACCTTCGAAATCAAGTATCAATTGTATTTGCAAAGCCGGCATCAAGTTCGATAGGTGCAGTAAGTATTATTGTGTACTTACCAAATGAAGTTGGTATTCTTCAGTTCCAAGGAGATACCATGTTACCAATAGATGCCCTTCCTGAAGCACTGAAGAGAGAATGGGATAATGCTACTCCTGTAAGGAAAATAGGATACAGAATTCCAATTGCGAAAGCGAAAGAGCATCCACCTCCATTGGTAGCATCTGCTCCCAAATACAAAATTAAAACTCCATCCAGGCCTGTGGCACAAATACAAAAGCCTGTACCTGTACCTGTATCACGTAATACAAAAACAATTAATTATCCACCTCTTGCAGCGGCAGCGGCATCGGCTGTTGTGAAACCAAATGAATCGGTTAAACCGGTCAAACCAGTCTACAAAGTAAAAACACCTGTTCGGACCATGGCTCCTGAGCCAGACGTAATTCCATCCGCGGCAGCCTCTGCTCCTCTACGAAATACCAAAAAGAATAGAAATCGCAACGCCAATCAAAACAAGAGAACCATTCGTAAGAATCTGTTTAAAAAAGCTCAAAAATAAATAACTCGGTATATATCTTACAAAAAATAACAAATGATATTATTTGTCTTTTTTTGGAAGAGTACGCATTAATGGAATTGGAAGGAGAACTCGGCCAACTGTTTGCCCTTTTCATCGGGCAACGGTTCTGCCTCTTCAGGTACAGGTAAAATGACAGGCACTTTGCAACCCTTTTCTACCGCTCGACGGCGACATTCAATCATATCTTCTACTTCTTCTGTTAAAATGTTCAAACGCATCCGACGATACGAGGGATTATCAGGGTGTAGAATAACAAGATACAAATCAGCAATTTCGAGCCCATAATAAGTTTCAAGCATCCATTTGTATACATTTAGTTGAAGTGTATAATGCCAGTAATTTGTATCAGGAAGATGGTCCAAAGGGTGAAGACCAGAACCAAATGGATTTTCGGATTTGATTTCCTTGGAGCGTTTCCAATCATAGATGACGAACTTACCGTCTGATTTCCGTCGAAATACCATATCAATCGAACCACAGAGTTTAATTTTGCGTTCTCCTGTGACTGGTTCAAGGGAATCCGTGAAGACTTCCCACTCAGACCGATAGGGCTCCAAATCAGGTCCACAATCCGACCAGAACTTCATAAAGTACCGCCATTCAGGTGTCTCTTTGACTTGAGGATCAATGATATCTTCTGCACCATGAAGGAATTGTTCAATTGCCAAGTGCATGGCAGTACCTGCTGCTGAGGCCTGTTTTCCATTATTTGACCATTCTTCCATAATCTCTTCGTCTGTTTTTCCAAAGTATTTACTGGTTGCCCATTTCGGTCCATTTCGCATTTTTGTAATAATGGCTTTTGCATCGAAATGTCCGAAGAATTCATGAATGAATCCAGTACAGGAAATATTACCCTCACAGGAACCATTCACATAATACTTGTGGGTCGGTTCATCAAAGGCGATATGATCATCACGAGGATGATGATGGAGACTGGAAAGCCGTTGCCAGGCTTGATGAGGCATGGATCTAATTCTACTAATCGTATTATTAATTTAAGCTGTAATTAATCTCTATTTTCTATCAAATTTGTTAGAGGAAATCGATAGCGTGGCCAACGACAGTCCTGTTCACAAGATGAACCTACTGCCAAGTAGGCACATGGCTCCATGGTAGCAGGAAGACCCAAAATATTTCGAACTTCTGAAACATGAAATCCATCCATGGGACAAGATGCAATTTGCTGTTCGGTACAGGCGGCTAATCCAAAACCAAGAGCAATATAGGTCTGACATTTTGCCCAGGCCATTTTGTCAGGGATGTCTTCAAGATACTCTAAAAAGGCGTTGCGACTTAGTTTTGCATTGGTTTCTTTAATATACTCTTCAAATCGTGTTTCAACATCACTTCGAGCACACAAAACAAAGAGTGTATGACACTCTGTCACTTGTGGTTGATCAAAGGAAGCAACGCGTAATTTTTTCTTCAGCTCTTTGTTTCGAATGGATAGAATGCGATAAGGTTGTAAACCAAAGGAACTTGGTGCATTGATCATGGCTTTTATAATCATAGTAGGATCAATTGGTTCTTTTCCAAAATGTTTGACTGCTCTTCTCCATTCTAAATTCTGCAAAAAAGAGTGCGTATTCATCCTACACAATAAAATAAAAAATAGCTTTATGTTATATCCTATGTTTTATTTTTAATAATAACTAATTACTATATTCTAAAATCGGAATCCAGCAAGTTCCATAATATAGAGACCTACCTTGTTTTCACCTTCAATTCTTTCTGTCTTAATCGAACGTTTACCACCAAGTTCGGATGCAACTGCAGCAATATTTGTAGTATATAGTAAGTATTTGCCGGCTTCACGAGCTGCCTCTACAATATCATGGAAACGACGATCGTGTTCCCAGCGGTAACGAAGAGCATCCATCAGAACTTTATCTTTGAAGAGTGTCCATTCATTCTCATTAATTACTGTACGATATGTGCTGAGTTCCGTCTTCGTTAGTTTCCTACGAACTTCAGATGCTTCCTTCGCCAAAAGCTCAAAGTCGCGAGGGGTATCCTTACGAATCTTATCGGCCATGCGTGTAGCCAGGAAGGATTGATGAATGGTTCCCTTGGAGCTCATGAGCTCAACCGCAAGTTTGGGGTTATTGGAAGCGTACTTAAGTTTCATGCCGGCCAAATAGTGCTCCACAGATGGATAGGTAACATCTGGCATATCAGGATCAGGAATGGGGAAAGGAGCAGCCAGACTTAGCCAACGAGCAATATGTTTGTCAATTGTACCCTTTTCATTCTTGACCTTAACATTCGTAGGGGATACACCAATATCAATACCAAATGTAAACACTTCTCTGGCAGAGAAGGTGCGATCAGGTGCAGGCATTCTTGCTCCTGTCTCTTCTTCCACCGCCTTTTCTCTCTTTTCTTCCTGTTCTTCTGCAACTACATCCACTGCCTCGTCTTCCGCTCCTTTCTTTTCTTCCTCCTCTTCTGCCAATACAATCTTCTTGGCAAGATTCAGTTGTTCAGATGGAAGCATATCAGCAACATCAGGGATACCTACTTCGCCAGTACGCTTGAAAATGAACCAGCGATTGAGGAAGGAGAATTGCTTAATAGGCTCTGACATAACATAATTCTTCCCTGCATTAGTCGCCATGGTATAGCTCTCGTCAAATGTATTAGTGCTATTACGTAAGCCAAATGCCTTCAAGGTATCGGAATCCAATAGCTCAAAACCAATTTCCCTTAGTTTTTTAGTAAGAAGTTCAAATGGAACGAGATATTCTTTGTGTGTGGCACCAATACTAATAAATTCCACATCAATGGCAAGACCAATGGAATCATCATCTGGTGTTAAATCCTCTTTCTCATAGTCTTTGGTAATGGTCCAAATAGGTACATCATTCTCTTTTCCTGATTTAGAATGTCCTCTTTCTACCGTCTGCAAGAGACGGAAGACGCGTTCTCCATCAAAACAGCACCCTACAAAATATCCTCCCACTTTGACGGTATCAGACAAGTTTTGAAGGAAACCCTTTAGCTTTTCCTCATTTTCAAAGAAGTAATGAAGAGCAAACATACATGCCGCAACATCCGCCCCTGAGCGATAGGTGCCTGCCATCACATTCTGAATGTACTTTGGAACAGGGCCCTCAGGTTGATATTTGCCAAAGATACTTCGTAGCATGTTACTTTCTTCTGGTGTACTACCCGCCTCACCATCAATCAAACGTCTTGAGCTATCACCAATAATAAATGCCATCTTAGGAACGCGTTGTGGACCAAATTCGATGAGAGCCTCGATATAACGTCGATATGCTCCATTTTCTGGATTTGTAATATTATCACCTGCAATATCCACACCTACTACATATTTTGCATGATTAAAGACCCACTTAAAGAGATCACCACCCTTTCCACAACTAAGATCAAGGAGATGTTTGTTACTACCACGTAGTGTCGTCTTCAATAGAATGAAATTTTTAATATAGTCGTTATGGAACTTTTGAAGGCCGCTAATCAATGCAATATTTTCTTTAGGAGCTTTACGTTCATAGTAGGTTTTACTGACCTCGGTTTCTCTTGTCTTAAGTAGTGACATGACCTCATCCTCCAGTGGTTCTTCTCTGCCCGTTTTAATCATGGAAACGGTAATTGGATTATGAATGGAATTCCAAACACTATTTGCTGTTTTTTCATCATTCATGGTTCCTGAATATTTAATATTACCCTTTTTCGCAACAGCACGTTGTAGCCTTTCAGTCTTGTCATGGCGAATACGAGAGGGTACCCAACGCCAACCTGGCTCACGAGAGGGATCATAACGCATTTCAACAATGCTTCTGTCCAAAATTGGCTCTTGAGAATCTTCCGTGAGACAATATTCTTCTCCTGTTCCATTTGCATTTTCTACTTCAATATAACAAGTATTCGCCATGGTGTCAGGATAGTCCACAGGATTAAATAGAATTGGTTGATACTTTGGCCCCTTCTCTTTTTCAGTAGGAAGAGGCATTTCCATGAGAATAGTAGCTCGAGGATTTTCTGCAAGGGAGCTACTTTCACCTCCCACAAACAGTCTCATTGTTTTGTATTGGATGGTACTGTCATTCATAGGATGGATTGCTGTAGTAACCTTGTCAATTGTAGGCAGGTCGGGATTCTTTTCATAGTTTACCAAGAAATCAACGGTATTATCCTTGGCTGGTTTCCATTTAAATTGATAATCCCAACGAACACCAGCCTTTTCGGGAATCGGCTGCGAATCACTGGTAAGAATCAGTCCATCAGTTCGATATACCTTTTTATCATTCAGAACAAGAGAACAAGCTTGGAAAATAGAGTTGTTTCGAGCAAATGCAAACTCAAATTTCTTAAGAGAAATGCTTAGTTTATTAATAGGAGTAATACCTTTTGCAACAATTTCCTCAGAGGATGACCATGCTTGGAACCATTTTTTCATAGCGTTATAGCGACAATCGGCAGTTGCATCAAAGATACCTTCTTTTATCAGAATAAATGGCTTAGAGGATTCATTTACCTTCTCCGTCGAATAATAGATATCAAAGATAAGGAATGAATTCATTGGCTCATTACGTTCTGTAGTGGTAATCCATTCACCATCTACCAAACTATTTTTGCACTTTGGATTTTTAAGGCCTGTTCGATACACCCGCATGCTCATGTCAATCAAGAAGAATTCTCCTTCGCCATTTACATAACCCATGGTTCGAAGTCCGTCAGCTTTATCCGTGACATTAAATCCACTACGAATGTTTGGAATAGAATCTTCCGCTGCCTCTGTCATATTTTTAACTTCCAGTGTAACAGGATTCACACCACGGAATCGCTCAGAACCAACGAGTGACTGATACTCATTACGAACGGCCTGAATGACAGAATTACGAATCAATAACGTGTTTCCTTGAATACCACGTTGTACCTCTCCTACACCGCCAATCAACGCCTTTAATGCCTTTTGCGGAGTATCTGTATGGTTAGTATGATGAAGTAGCTCTACTTCGACTTCGTAACGTGGCAACTGTTTAAATACATTGCTATCGAGGAACTTATATACCCATTGGAAGCCTCCTTTGTTGGGATCGGTAGGAGTCTGTCGGACCATAGACATATCTACTCGGATTCCATCACCCATAAAACTCCACCGACGAATGAGTCGGAAGGCTTTTGGTTGTCTTTCCCAGTTGGAAAGCAATGAGACCACACGGGGGTCATCGATGCTTAGTTCTTCTTCGCGGCGGACCTTGAATCGAATGTCATATTCTTTCAAATCGACATTACTTTCAGGGAATGCTCTATCTTTAAACATGGCAGTGAATGCCTTTCCCTGAAGAGTATCATCTTTACAATATGATTGAAGGACGCCAAGGCCTTGAAGTGACAAACGAATATGACTCGGAGTGATAATACTTAATCGATCATCCTGAGGAATCACTGCAAAGCCTTTATTACGAAGACGCTGAGAAATTTGGAGAAAAGTAGTTGCATCGACTACACCATGTTGGCCGAAAGTCGTTTCCAATTCATACTTTTCATGACTCGACCAATCTTGGACAAAATTCGTAATGAGTTTCAGTTGTTCAGCGTTAATCTCCATGAGTCAATCTACAGTATATTGATAAAACTACCTTAGGTCTAAAAAAGCATCAAATTTACTATTTTGAGTTTATCTTGTTAAAATATGATAGTTAACGTGACTTGTTTCAAATAGTTCAGATACAAGCTTTACTGCAGACTCGCCATTAAAGTTTTTATTACAACAAAAAATATCAATATAGCAAGATTTATACTCTGGATAGGTATGAATAGAGTAATGACTTTCAGAAAGTAAATAAAGAAGAGTATAACCATGAGGTTGAAACTGATGACAAACTTCTCCTACCACATGTAAATCAAGTTTTTGTACGATAGTATCACATAATGGTTTTCCAGTTTCTAAATTGGTTAATAGAGAAATATTTGGAACATCATAAACATTCATAAAAATATGAATTCCTACAACCATTGTTATATTAATATAATATCAAATTCTTATTTTAGGTTATAGTGGGTTACTCGGGCGTTGCCAATTGGTAAAGACCTGCATAGAACGTAGTTTACCCAGTCTCGAAGCAAGTGTTTCCTTCTTTAATGACTTATCACTTGGCTGCCAATTGGAAAGAGAAGAGAGTTGCTCTACAATTTCTACTTTTGTACCTTCTATTTCTGGCCATTGAACAATCCAGCCTGTTTGTTCCATTTGAATAAGCCAAGAGGAAAGAAGAGTTGTAATCGAATCCGCATGTTTACCACTTGGAATAGCCACCCATCGTGAGCGGTAATCAACAATCCAGGTGGGGTTATCTTTTTTCCACGTTTCTGGAGAAGAGGAGAAGAGGATTTCACCTTTGAGTGCACTATCATATTGTTTTTCACCCTCTTCAATATTTTCTTGAACAGAGGACTTCATTAGTACAAACTGCATCTCTTTCATACAAGAAATACCCGAAAATAGATCAAGATAGTCTTTGTCTTCTAGAATGGAACCATGATACACCGAACCAATGAGATCATGAATTCGCTTTCTTTTACGACTAAGATTTGTGTGACGAAGCTGTTCTGTCTCTTCTTGAAGCTTTGTTGCCAAATCAATCACGAGTTGCATTCTTGCGTGAGGAGCGGCAAGAGCATAATAATCTGGATCAGAAATGCAAGCAAGTAGACTGATAATTCCTGTAGGATCCAAATGATTTGCTTGGTAGCCCTTAAGGCCCATCTTTTCTAGTGAATTGTCTTGCGTTGGCTTGGAGACATGAATCTCAATAGATTCCAAGGTTCGGGTTCTATTGGGATTCTGAATGGAAAATTGCATAAGTTCTTGGAAGCTAACATTTTGGTATTGTTTGACAGGTGTGGTCATGATACTATTAATTAGTCGTCTATCCTATTTAGGTGGTGATGTTGCTATTCAATTTTTTGATTCTGTTTCATCCTCTTCCACATAATTTTCATTTTGAATACGAATGTATTCAAGTTCTTTGAGACGTTCTTCATGTTCTTGACGGGTTTTAAAGCAGAAGGATAAATATTCGTTAATTTGTTGAAAGGATTCTTCAGATAGAGTGGATAGATCAAAAAAAATACCATTAGAGTTTTCAGAATAGGTTTCTTTTGTTTTGCGAATGATTCGAAATAATTCCTCTTGTTCAGGTCGTTGAAGTAGTTTGATATCCTCGAAGACCTTCTTTCGAGCTTCATAACTATTCGACATTTCTAATTCCGTAAAGATGTTCGAATTTTAGTAATAACCGCGTTTTTATTCGGCATCCTCATCTTCTTCTTGTTCCTCTTCTTGTTCCTCTTTTTGGTCCTGTTCTTCTACTGCTTCTTCCTCGTACTCATCTTCCTCCTCTTCGTCTTCGTCTTCTTCCTCTTGGTCTTCTTCCTCTTCCTCCTCTTCGTCTGCGTCTTCTTCCTCTTGGTCTTCTTCCTCTACCTGGTCCTCTCCCATATCAGCTTTTTGCTCCTTTTCGTCATCCAAATCAGGCTGAATATCGGAAGATGATGGATTTTTCATAATAAAGATACCACTTGCAAGGATGTAGGGATCATTAATCTGGAACTTCGAACGTTTCAATTCGACAAGTATGTTGTCTCCAATTTCAACCATGTCAAATTCCTCGTTACCAATATGTAAATCCCTTGGAACTTGAACACGAATCGCATTTTTATATTGAACATAGAGACCCATCTTATTTTTACGAATAACCTCACCTACTACACGAACACCATCTGCAGGATAGACAACCCTACCCTCAAGCTTTACATAGTAGACAGCATCACCTGTAAATCGGGCGGATTCAAAATAGCCCATCGATCGGGACAACAGCTTTAACGAACCGGGAAGGACAAAGCCATGTTCGGAGCACTTATTTTCCATTATATCCTTAGATTTCGACAGCAAAATGTCATCAACAGGGACATCTTTGAGTTTGTTAAAATCACTTGGAGTAAGTCCAATCTTCTTTTCAAAGAAAGCAGTCGATTCCATTCTTCTAATTCCTACTATCCATTTGGCTTTAGCTTCACTCAAATTTTAATTTTATCACTTTCGCTTCTTTCTCAATCCTTCAGCTACTTGTGTCTTAAGAAGTTGTGCTTGGACCGGTCTGAAAAACCATTTTTTATCCTGAACCTTTTCGACGTGCAAGAATCGTAAGACAACATCCATTAGAGTACAGACACGTGCCGCTGCCTTGAGAGGTCGAACACCAAAAATAGTTGTTTTGTTCAATTCAAAATCGGTTCGATTGGACTCTTTCAAGATATCACCAAACATCATCAGTTTAGTAATCTTATCCTTCATGTTTGTCGAATTGGCACATTCCTGACCACCAATTCGTTTGTTCTCAATCAATTCATCAGTCTTAAATACCAAGGCTCCTTTCTTTCCAACAACAAATCCGTACACTGACCCAATCGACTGTTTATTGAAGGGTATTGTATCTCTGCCTTCACGATCTTCCTCTACAAAGCGTTTAATTGCCTCATCACAAGCAGTGGATCCCTCACATAGATATTCTATCGTATCGGTGTTTGGATTTAAGAATCGATTCACCACAATTTCTCCGTTTTTCCTTCGTAACCGATACTGGTTATCTCGAATACAGACTTCCACATTTAATCCAGAAGAAAACAGTAAATACTTCTGCTCCTCTATAGACAGCCATTCATCCCAGAAATAACATAGGACTGCTTTGCGGAAAGATTCTTCATTTTTATTAGCAGATTTATGGAAGGAATGATGAAACCATAGTACTGCTTCCACGTTTTGGTCTCGAGCATCACGAATGTCTTTGTTTCCCTGAGACATATCATTGATTCGCTGCTCCAACTCATTTGGACGTTTGGGAACCTGTGAGGAGGTAGACAAGCGAGATACCCATTGTTGCATCGCTTCCCAAAATCCACGAACCGCTTCTATATTTTCTTCCTCCTTCTTCTCTTCTACCAAGCTAGGAACTTCATATTCGACTGGCTCAAAGACATCGCGTTTTACAGGGAAACTTGCAGTACGAATTGCAAGAGGAATTGTTAAATCAGCATAAACATTTGGTTGGAAAAGATAATATCCATTGCAGTAACGAATATACCCTTTAAGGTTATTATGATCCACTTGGAAGTTCTTATTGTCAACTACTTCCGTAAGTAAGTCAACTACAGCAAGACGTGGAATATCACTAAATTGATTCCAAATATCCTCTGAGGAGTAAAAAGCTTGTTCTTTAAAAATCATTCGCAGCCTTTGTTTCATCTTTGCAACATGCCATCGGGCAGAAAACTCGTCATAAGTAGAGTCATCGATAGAAAGACTCTTGACATTAATAACTGGACTGCATTGATATTCACAAGTTTCAATCCAGTCACAGACCGCCGTAAATGGCATATCATTAATGTTTACATTATCTCGTTCAAATCGCTGGGAATCCACTTGGCGAATGGGTTCTTGTCCACGAATAATGATTGCATCTTTATTTAAGTTACAATCCATGGCAGATTGTTTAATGATACGTGTGACATTTCCGATTAACAGAGCCTTTTTAAATCCAATTCGATAGCTATATAAATCGGCTGTTTCACGGTAAAAGTCATTCGCAGGAAGAACAGCGGAGTACAAATAGACTGTATTATTTCGTTTTTCCTTTGGAAGGGCACAGTGAGAAAGATAGCGAATGGCACGACCAAGAATTTGTTCCGTTTTGTTCAAGTGGAACCATGAATCAATGACGTGAGTCTCACGAATGAAACGTAAATCAACACCCTCAGAAGCAACTTGTGAACCAATAATAATTTTCATCTTCCTTCCCTCTGCATTGTTAAAGTTTCGCTGTGCGTTAATCGTTTTCTCATTATCGGGTGATATAGACGGTTCACCCGTTAGAATACCATAATAAGCTGGAGCAAAGGCATGAGTTTGATTGGAGTGATTTTTTTCGCGGTTTGGACACATCGCACATTGTCTTCCACCTTCGGTTTGAATTGAGTTAGCAAGAAGTCCCTGTCTTCCATAGAGTGTATAACCATTTGCTTCTAGTGCGAGAGCGAGAGGAACAGCACCTCCATTCACAAATCGTGTATAGGCAAAGATGCAACCTTCTGCGGTTCGAATGCGATTGATTAAAAACTCAAATTTGGGGCTATAGTTTCCAAGTTGTTCGATACCTAACCAACGAGCACCGTCCTTTTCTTTGGCTCGATAACGAATTTCACCTCCAACATACTCTTTATTAAAAATACGTAATAATGCATTCTTATCCGTTCTTTCCTTTAAGGTAACCAGTGAATCATTATCCTTCTCCTCTTGTGAAGGAGGTACAATAATATTACCAGCATGAACAAGTTTATCCAGGGTAAAAGGGCTTAATTTATCAGACGGATCTAAATCTTCCATAAAGGCACGAGTGGCAACTAATGCATCACCTTTGAGTACGATGGGGACTATAGGTAAATTCTTATAAAATTCTCTCTCTTTTTCAGGGATTTCTACTCCACTTGGGTTTTGAAGAGGATAGGAACGAATGGTTGGAACATTGGGGAAAAGGCGAACGGGGAAGGAAATGGGGTTTTCACCACGCATAAAACTGATGTAACGCTGAGAAATATAGGATAGAAGCTGACGCCCTTGATCGGTGATATTACCTCGAGAATCGAACAACATACTCTCCTTTATTTCTGCTTTCTTGTCATTCATCAATAATAGATTAAGCATAAATCGAATTTCACGATAGGTATTATACATGGGAGTTGCTGTCAGTGCACAGAATTTGAGCCCTTCTGAGTATTGCAAGACCAGTTTAAGATAAGGAGTAAGTTGTTTTCCACTTGCAGATTCTCCTCTTTCTACTTTTCCACCAGGTAGAACCTCCTCTGCAATATCATCGCTGTCATTAATGTCACGAAGATTATGAGCTTCATCGACCACTAATAGTTTTCCACTGAAGGTGTTGCGAATTTTGTCTTTTTGATATTGTTGCTGTACAGATTTAGACGCACCTGAGGGTATACCTTTGAGTAGATCACGTACATAATTTGCAAATGCGTTATATCCATAAACATCATAGCGGCGTCGTATCATACGATTCACTGCTTTTTGAATACGTTCTGGGTCACGTTCGTACAATGTATTAGTTAGTTTCATATAGGTAATACCAGTACATTGGCTTGCCGTATTTGGTTCATTGTCTTTACCAATCGTTACCTTTGAAATGTCAAAAATGGTGCGTAAGAATCCCTGTTGAATCGTGGGTGGAGCAATTAAATAGACTTGTTGATTGGGGAACGCTTCGAGCCATGCTTCAATAATTTGTACCGCTGCACACGTCTTACCTACACCAACACCGTGGAACAGGAGAGCAGACATGTAGGGTGTTTTGGGTGACATAAAATTCGCAACAAATCGCTGGACAGGTGTGACCTCGAAGGTGCGGTTGTCTTCGCATGGATCCGAGGAGGGCTTCCATGTAGTCTGTAATGATTCTGCAAATTCACGTTTTGCCAATAATTTTTGTAAAAACTCAGGGTCAATGATATCAGGATAGGCACCTGTTTGGCTTTCCCAATTATTTATGAAAGAAGAGGGGAACAAGTTTCGTCGCTGCAGTTCAATAAGAATTCTATCACGATCTCCAAAGTTGACTGTCTTGTCCCAAAGTTCCAATAAGTCATCATTTGGCATGTTTTGAAGACCAGTATCTTCTATGTCACTTTCGAGAGCATCATCCTCTGCTTCTTGTTCCTCTGCTTCTTGTTCCACTGCTTCTTGTTCCTCTGCTCCTTCTTCCTCTGCTTCTTGTTCCTCTGCTCCTTCTTCCTCTGCTTCTTGTTCCTCTGCTTCTTGTTCCACTGCTTCTTGTTCCTCTGCTTCTTCTTCCACTGCCTGGTTTACATTTTCTTCAACAGGTTCAACAGGTTCAACAGGTTCCACAGGTTCCACAGATTCCACAGGTTCAACAGGTTCCACAGGTTCCACAGATTCAACGGGTTCCACAGGTTCAACAGGTTCCACAGATTCAACGGCTTCAACGGCTTCAACGGGTTCAACAGGTTCCACAGGTTCCACAGATTCAACGGCTTCAACGGCTTCAACGGGTTCAACAGGTTCCTCTATGGGTTCGCTCGATTCATCCTGTTTTGGTGCTTGGTCGATAGGCTCACCATAAGGAGAGGAGGCAGCAACAGGCTCATTAGAATTGATAAAATTCGCAAGATTGGCTAAGTTCCCCAAATTATTGGGTGGAGAGGACTGTTTATCTGATGCCATAGCTAATTATAGAGTATACCTTTTTTATTCTAAAATTACCTGGTCTTAGCATCATAGTTATAAAGATAGAATATCATTTATTATATTTTTTAGAAGCATGGGGTACAGTACGATGTTCATCGGAAGTAAAAATAGGGTAGAAATTTCGCATGATTTTACCAGCCTTCAGTAAAACTTCTCGTTTCTCTACGTTATCCGGACGAATCTTTGCAATTGCTTCATCCAATGTACACCATTGAATGTCTCCAATTTCTTTCATCATTTGATAACTATTGGTGTTAAGTTCTGCCTGAACTGTATTATTACAGATGGCAATATAATATTTATGACAATAATGAATTTGATTGGAACCAAAAAATGTCTCGGAAATTGGATTCGTATTATGAATCACTGTAAAATTATGTCGTTTGATGTCAGTCTCTTCTTCAAACTCACGAATCGCACAATTTAAATCTGTTTCATGAGGACTACGTCTTCCCTTAGGAAATCCCCATTCTGGTTCTGTCCATTTTGTAGGATGTTCGCTAATTAATCTATGGAGTTTTTCAATAATAAGATTATACTTTTTAAAAGAAATATCCTTATCTCCTTGATAAATTTTTAGAGAAGCTGCATCCCTCCATAAACCATTCCATAGTTCCTCAAACTGCTTGGTAAGAAGAAGGTTATGTTCCTCCTGTGTCATATTTTTAATAAGACGAATAATATAATCCTCATCATATGGATTATATTTTCCACGAATGAATTCAACGTATTTAATGGAGTGCCGACGCTTAATCAAAAGAAACTCGATGGAGTCATTCCCGTTATCGAGGACAGTTGATTTAGAAAACAAAGAGCTTTGATTGGCATCATTCGTATAACGAACTGCAATTAAACCATAACTCGTAACAGGTGATAAACAGTTTCGAAATACATGTCCTGATTGGCCGCAATTAATACAATATGGTATCCGGTTATTCATAATATTATCCATTTTATATTAAATTTATATATACCTTGATATATAATCATTCTACAGTCTTTAGATTAGTTCATGGGAGTAAAATGTAATTAGAAATGGTATCTGTAAAATAGAATGCAGTTTCCTCCTACTGTATGGGGCCCTTTTTTCTGGCACACCATTCATATTGTTGCATTGGGATATCCAACCAAACCAAATTACACAGAGAAAAAGAGTGCAAAGGAATTTTATGAATCATTGGCATTTTTAATACCATGTGCCATTTGCAGAGAACATTACACAGAGCATCTTGCAAAGCATCCTCTCACTCCCTCTCTTGACTCGAAAAAAGACTTATTAAAATGGACAATCGATGTTCATAATGCAGTGAACAAAATGCTGGGAAAACCTGAATGGACTGAATTGGAGGTTGTCACTTACTATGAACGTTTAGGCAGAAGAGACCGCTCCCCTGTTTGGACAAAAGAGGATATGAAAGAAGTGGATTATCACTCCTTTGTCAAAGGTTTTTTGACAGGCACAGTCGTTTTATCAGGACTAGGAGGTTTAATTTACATGGTAAATAAATTCCAAATGTCTGGATAGTTGTTTGTTAAAATAAGTTTTAGAAAAGAAAGCCAATAATCAGAAGAATGAATCAGCTAACCTATTTTTCCAACAGAAATGCAACAACCCCCTCTTTTTTTGGGATGCCAACTATGAATTATGGAAGTAGTTGGTATTCTGGAACAAATTCATCCACTGGTTCCTACATTGCAAGAATTGCGGCATACCTTTTTGCCATTCTTGTTGTTTTATTCGTGATACTTTTATTTATACATTACTTCATTCGTCCAGTATTTAGTTTACATCCTGGTTCTCCCGGTATCATACCAGTACCTGGATGGGATGATGGAGTATTGTTCTGGAATGAAGGTAATTCAAGCATCATAGAAAACGCAAATCTACCAATTAGGGATTTATCTTTTGGTTATTCGATGAACATGGATATCTTTGTTGAAAATCCATTCCAGTTTTCAAAATATCATCGAATCATTTTCACCCGTGGAGGTCAACGTCTTGAGACACCAACTGGTGATACATTACTAGGGCAGTTGTCGACCTATAATCTTGCAGTAGCTTTGTTACCAGATACAAATGATTTACTTGTTTCGGTTCTGAATACCAGTAAAAATATGGAGAATGTGATTCTTTCAAATGTTCCAGTTCAAGAGCCATTCCGTTTAGGAATTGTGGTGACTCAACAGGCATTAGAAGTTTACGTCAATGGTCAACTCGTGAAAACAAGAACGTTCTCCAAAGAGCCATTGCCTCAACTGGGTGATATTGAATCTACGACGGGGGTTGAAAACAATGTCGCAAAGGTTCGAAATCTGAAGATTTGGCCTCGAATGTTGACAACATCCGAAATACGGTATGCCAAACCATCAATAGCATCTGCACAAGACTTTGGAGCAGGTCCCATTCCCGCTTCTACTTCTTGTAATACACCAGATGATACGTTGAATTCTTCATAATGGATAGGGTTATAATATAATATAATAGAATAGAAAATTGAGTAACTATTTTATTATGTTTTAGAATCATACATGAATAAAACATGAATAAATCATATAATTAGATAGAATGCCAAGTTTTATTCAAATATTAATAAGTATTTTTATTTTTGTGATAACATTTTACGTGATTAGTTATATCATTTATTATGGTTCAGGAAACAAGTATTTGGTTCCAGCGAAATTAGATTTATCCCAAAAGAAGGATATTTTGTTCCCCGATGAAACCCAAAAATTATTGCTTGGAGGACCCAGTTCAAGTGTCATGGGCTTTTTTAAGCTAGAAAGTGGTGATCGAACGGTGAAAATAGCAAATGCATTTGTTCCAATTATACAGGTGGATAATAACTGGTACCTTGAAGTGTCTCCTGCTCCTGTAAATAATAATGACAACATGAAAGTTTCTGCACAATTACGCGTCCAAACAAATGATTCAGGAAAATTAGTCCAAGAATATATTACATTACCCGCTATTCCAAAGCAGAAATGGGTCTTTATTGCTATTCTTCGTGAAGGACGTCGATTTGATATCATCTATGATAATCAACTGGTAGCATCCCAACGGTTGAAGAATTATCCGGTTATCATCAGTAGCCCACTATCGGTTGGAAATAAATCATTGGCTGGGTCCGTTATTTATGTGACTGTAAATGGAGAAAGATTAACGCCAAACGAAGTTGAAAAAGAAAGAGCCTCCAAAGTGGATACAAATAATACGGTCATAGAAGCACCAACATTTGATATTACTCTACCAAAAATTAGCCTATTTGTAAAGTGTCCTCCCGGATTACCGTGTAATCCTATTACCTCACCGCCATCTAACAATCTATTACAATGGAAATCACCTTATGCCTAAATGATTAATTTGCCATATAGAATATCCAAATTATTGTCAGAACAATGGACGCCGTTAACAATAGTTCATCATCCTATGGATCAAAGCTGTTTAGTGTAATCCTTATTATTATTGGATTGGTTGGCCTGTTTTATTTATACAAGTACCTATTTGGCTCCCAAGGAACGACATCTTATACCTTAAATGGGAAATCGATTCCTGCCAATCCTGATACGACTGGAAAGCCTCCTTCGATAGCCTCCGATCTTCTACCAGCTTTGTACGAGGGTGGTGAGTTTACAATTTCTACTTGGATCTATATCAACAATTGGAACTATCGTAGAGCATACAATAAACCTATTGTAAGTATTGGTGGACCCAACTTTGATACCATTCGTATTTACTTGGATGCCAATAAGCCAAAGTTAATGGTACGTTTGAATACCTACGAAATTCAGGGTTCAACTAAAACGGGTGAATCACTGACAAATGTTAAGGCTAAGAAGGATGATAAGCTTACTGAGAAGGATAAGGTCTTTACATATGAGCAGACTGGTTCTGGATTACTAGACACTCCCTCGGCTCTCTGTGATTTGTCTGAGGTCGAGCTACAGCGATGGGTGAATATCACTGTGGCAGTGAATGGTAAGACGGTTGATGTATATGTCGATGGAAAGCTGTCTCGCTCCTGTGTCCTTCCCAATATGTTTAAGGTTGATAATAACTATACTGCTAAACTGTTAGAATACGGAGGCTTTGGAGGTTTATTATCAACTACTACGTTATATGATACTGCTCTGAATCCAGACATTGTATATAAGAATTATATGGCGGGCCCTGAACCAATTACATCGATTGGTGAATGGTTCAAAAGCTTTTTTGGATAGGCTCATCAAATAAATAAATAAAAGAACTTAATAAGAGAAAATAGATGGAGTTGAATTATCAAGCTGTAAACTCTCAGATAAATTCCGGTGGTATATTCTACCAGGTATTTTTTGGTTTATCCTTGGTAATCTTGGTATATTTGGTATTATTGTCGATTGAGTTACTGTATAATTATATCAATCGCATGTCCTTGAACAAGACAAGTCTACTGCCTTACACTTATAGCATGGATACCAAAACAATTGTTATTCCACAGAATCCAAATAGTCCAGGGGCAAAAACAGTAAACCTTTCGAGTAATGAACGTTCTGGAGTCGAATTTAGCTATTCCTTCTATCTTTATGTCAACCCTGCCAGTTTCACAGGTAACTTTGGACTGTTACATATTTTCCATAAGGGTTATTCTTCTCAATTCCCTCTGTTGGCACCCGGTGTTTACATGCGTTCGGATAAGAATACACTTCGTGTTTATATGAATACCTATAAGACTTGGAACAACTATGCGGAGGTAGATAATATTCCTGTCAACAAATGGGTACACATTGTCATTGTTTGCAAGAACAATGCACTTGAAATTTTCATCAATGGAAATCTAAAGAAGAAGCTATCGTTTGATGGTTTTGCACCCTATCAGAATTACCAAGATATTGTTTGTTTCAGTCAACGTAAAGTAAACTTGAAGAAGGCAATCATTCCATCAGTGGACAAAGATGGCTTCGACGTGTTTGGTAGCCTCAAGGGCCTATTAAGTAATTTGAACTATTACAGCTATGCTCTATGCTATTCGGAAATACAAACCATTATGAACGAAGGACCATCTAAGAAGATGGATTCTTCTGCAACGATGACAGATGTTCCCCCTTACTTGGATGATAAGTGGTGGACACAGGGGAACTAATTAGGCTTTAGTATAGGATGATTCATTAGTTAATTTGTAGTATAAAGACTCTATATATTAACTAATTCAACAATAGCAATGCCTGGAGGAGGTCTATATGCATTAGTAGCCTACGGAGCCCAAAATGTATTATTAAGTGGTAATCCAGATTTTACTTATTTTTACAAAACGTATAAAAAGTATTCCCATTTTGCGGAAGAATCGGTAACTTATTCCATGGATGGACCCCAGGAACTTTCCTATAATCAACCGATTCAGGTTCGTTTTAAGATTCAACGCGTAGCCGATTTGGTACGCGATATGTATTTCTTATTTGATCTTCCTGATATTTATTGCAAGTATCTTGAAAATATTCCATTACCCAACGGAAGAACATCACAGTATAATTTTGCATGGGTTCAATACATTGGATGTCATATCATACAAAACTTAGGATTTTTTATTGGTGGTCAAAAAATCCAAGAATTCGATGGAAGTTACATGATCACTCGTGCCCAGGCTGATTTGGACTCAAGGGCATTCCAAAAATGGTCACGTCTTGTGGGTAATCTACCTGAATTATATGACCCTGCGAACGGTCTCTATGCGGGGGGTTCAACAGGAACAGGATATCCCCTTGTTTATAACAACAATGGAGCAGGTGGGTCAACAACTACTCCACCAAATATCAATCGCCCCTCGATTTCAGGACGCACTCTTCAGGTTCCTTTACCTTTTTGGTTCACGGAGTCAACGTTTGAATCACTTCCTCTTGTCTCTCTCCAGTATCATGAGTGTGAAGTGCAGATAACGCTGCGACCCATCAATCAGTTGTATCGGATTCTTGACAACAATGGATACCAAGTCGCACCAGGATTCCAGTACAATCCATCTCCTGTTTCGCTCTTACCAGAGAATGTGTACTATACCTCGGTATCGGATATTTCTGATATTACGATTAATAACTTTTTAACGGATATCGGTACACCTGTTCCTTTATTAAATACATGGCCTCTGAATCCTCGTATTCAGCTGACTTATGTCTATGTTACAGATGAAGAGAGAAAACAATTCTCTTCCGAACCATTACAATATCTTGTTCGTCAAATCACTACCTATGAGTTCCCTGGGTTGACAACAAGGGAGTTGTTGGAACTCAATACCCATAATCCGATTGAACGTATGATTATTGTTCCAAGACGTTCCGATTCCCTACCCTACCGCAATCAAACGGCAAACTTTTCAAATTGGATTAATCCATTGAAGCCTCCCTTCTTACCTACGGAGGGTGGATGGCCGCAAAATGTGAACCTAACTTCCGCCACAGGTAATGCTGTTCCTTATGGACAACGCTCGGTTGTTGCTGCTATGGCAGTTTTGGGAGATGGAAATCTCTTACAGGAGGAGAAACCATTAGAATACTTTACACAGGTTGTACCATGGAAATACCTTCGAGGTATACCAGATCCTGAACTAATTGTTTATCCATTTGGATTGAATTCTCCAACGACACAGCCCGACGGAAGTATCAATAGCAGTCGTATTAAATTATTCCAGGTAGATTTACAAGTGTACCCTCTTCCAGGAAATAGTTTCTACCAATATGATATTACCATTTATGTGGAAAGTCTAAACTGGGTAAATGTTTCCGCTGGTATGGGAGGACTCAAGTATGCACTCTAAGTTGTTGTGTAGTGCGAATCACATTAAAATCCGCAGTGGTCTTAGAATGTCTGACAAGGATAGAAGTTTATTGAATAAACTCTGGAACAAGTTGTATTATGAAGCAGACAAGTTTGTGAATGATCCAGAGGCTAATAAAATGGCAGAAAAACGAGAAGAGAAAAAGGAGGACAAGAAAGTAGTAGAAACCCTGGATGCAAATGTAAAAAATGTACCAGAGAAAACGAATACTACGGAACAAACCACCGATCCCAACAAGTTTGATCCAATGCGATTCATGGGTAAATTCGGTACCTTTTTCAAAAATACAATTTTATATTTGTATATCCCAATTCTTTCAATAGTAGTGTCATCATTGATTGCCAATGAATTGATTGTCTATACACCCCCTGTTCGAATTCTCTTTTTCCTTTTTACATTTGCCATATGTTTATTGTTCCAATCCTACCTTTTCCTATTAGTGGGATACTATCTTCTGAAAGTAGGTTATAGTTATTATGTTAATAATATGACGGATGGACCTAAGAGGGATATTATGCCAACTTTCTTTTCGATTTTACCAATTACTACCTATCGACCCACATCTAGTCTTGGAGCATTTTTCATGTTCCCGTTTACCTATCGTAAATCTGAAGAAGGTGGTCAAAAGTTAACTGAAATTATGGATAATTATTGGAAACAATTAGTTCAATCCTTCCCTGGATATGATTTGGTAAATAAATTACCCTTATTTGTCAAAAATATTAACAAGGCAAAAGAAACTCTTGAACACATGCACGATGTGAAAAACTCTCCCACGGATTTGAATATTTCTAAAAATAAAGGACAGGAACAAGTGCAGGAACAAGTGCAGGAACAAGTGCAGGAACAAGTGCAGGAACAAAAGTAAGTTAGTTCCTAGGATGAATGCAAACGATACAATACAATTTAAACATAAATAAAGAAAATGAAAGTAGAAATGTCAATCGAAGTATCTGTTGTCACTCCTACTTATAATCGTAGAAAATTCATTCCAACTCTTATTGAAATTTACAAAAATCAGACCTATCCCAAAGAGAAAATGGAATGGATTATTATTGATGATGGTAGAGATAAGGTAGAAGACCTTTTTATAGAAGCGGCCAAAGAGATACCGAATCTACGTTATCTTTATTTAGAAGATAAAGTTCGTATTGGTGCCAAAAGGAATTTATTAAATAAGGAGGCAAAAGGTGCAATTATTATTGCAATGGATGACGATGATTATTATCCTCCTAATCGTGTTCAAACCGTGGTAGATGCATTTAAAAAGTATCCAAGAGTGGATTTAGCAGGTAGTTCTGAAATGTACTTGTATTATTTGGATACAAAGAAAATTTATGCAGTGGGTCCTCATCATCAAAATCATGCAACGAATGGAACCATGGCGTGGCGAAAAACCTATGCAGACAAACATGTGTATGATGAATATGTGACCAAATCGGAAGAGGGGTCATTCTTAGATAATTACAAACATAAGATGATTCAATTGGACCCAAAAAGGTCCATTCTTGTTATTTGCCACGAAGATAATACCTCTGATAAAAAGGTTATTCGCAAGGAACATGCTGCATGGAAAGATAAAGACGCACCATGGCTCATGAGGGAAACAAGTCATATACTCGAGGATTTTGTAAAGGAACCCAGTCTTCGCCAGTTTTATCAAAATCTATAACTGCCTAAAGAAGATTAGGTTACATAAATATAATAATACTATAATAAAGAAATGACTGAAAGTTTTCTATTTGATAAACTTTCTCTATTAAACCAGGTTTATTCTCAGCCTCTAAAGGAAAAGAATGAACCACTCCAACTCACTTCTATAAAATCAAAGCTCTATCCTCATCAATGGAATATGGTATATGGCATGCATGCTCATCGAGAGAAATGCATTCGTGGGTTTTTATCAGAGAATCAAGCGATTCATGCAAAAATAGGGATTGTTGCGGATCCACCAGGAACAGGTAAAACGCTAAGTGTGCTAGCCTATATTGCAGCCTTCTCTGATATTTTCCCAAGAATGACGATTGAGCTGAGTTCGCATTCGAATCGATACTTTTTTTCCCATGATCTTCAACCTGTATCTGACCATTCTACCAGCAATTTAATTATTGTTCCTCATTATCTATATCATCAATGGAATCAGCAAATTCAAAATCATACTAGTATGAAATATTATGGATTGGAAACGCGAAGAATGCTAAAAGGAAATGATGTTGTCAAAAAAATAACGGAAAGTGATTTTGTGATAACAACGAACAAATGTTTCAAGTATGTACAAGAATTTGCAACAGAGAATAACATTCAATGGAATAATATATTTATCGATGAAGCATCATCTATTTATATCAAAACATCAGATCCACCACTACAGTTTCAGTTTTTATGGTTCATTACGAATAGCTGGATTCCACTTATTTTTAAAAACCCTTCTTTATCCAAACGAGACTTATATCATTTGCGTGATCGAGTTCAGTTGCATCCAGATTTAGAAGAATGGTTATTAGACGATGAGATTCCTCATTATGAAAGTAATTTGATTTCTTCAGCCTATCTAAAAGATTATATTTCATTCCTTCACAAAAAGAGACATTATCTCGTATTACGAAATGATAATAAACAACTCATGCAAAGTATGCAGTTACCAAATTATATAAAAGAGAACTATTATTGTCGTCCCAATATTACCTTACACTCCTTGTCTTCCTATTTTTTATCAAGAAATATGCCACCTCAGTTTAATTTACAAAAAATTCCTTATTTACTGCAGATTCTAAATATTGACTGTAAATCATTACATGATTATTTAGAGCTTGCCTCGTTAACAAATCACAATTTAATTCGAAGAAAAGTGCATGAAAATGAATGTATGATTTGTTTGGAACAAGCAGAATATCCAACAATTGTAAATTGCTGTAATAATATATACTGTGGAAAGTGCATACTTGTGAATATGATAATGCATAAGAAATGCCCGACATGTAGAGAGATATTGAATACAAGCAATATATGTTGTTTACAAGAGTTATCGACTGCCGATACACTTGTAACTAAAAGTAAAATGGAGGTATGTTTAGATTTATTCCAGCAGCATAACAACGGTAAATTTATTGTTTATTCCTCTTTTGATAATATTTATTATCAGCTCTTTGAAGAAATTGATAAACTTGGACTGAAAGCAGAAAGAATAGAAAACAATCTATTTTCAATGCTTCGAACGTGGAAAAATTACGAAGAGGGTAAAACAAATATTCTGTTTGTATCCAATGTTGATCTCATTCGTGGTATTTCACTTACTACTACTTCTCATTTGATTTTTTACCACGAACCGTCTTCTTACGAGTGGAAACAGGTTTTGTTACACTCGGCACAGAGGATAGGCCGTCAGGATGGGCTAACATTAGTCCATTTAAATTCTGAGATTCAAGTTTAAGACCAAGGGTATCAAACAACTTACCACTTTGATGGGTCGCCCATTGGGTAACGCATCGAAATGGAATATCATGTTCAATTGAAACACGATTCATCTCTTTCCATGCATTAAATAATGCAGATTGTTTTGTTAGAACTAATGTATATTGTAGGTCCTGTGGTTCTGGAATAACATTTGGTTTTTCGAAATGCTGTAAATATAAATTTGGATATTTTAGCTTAAGATGATAGGATAGAGGTAATAGATTCCAACATTGGTGGAAAAATGCCCAAAAATCGGCACGGTCGCTCCAGCGAAGATAATCAAGAATCTCTTCATAAACTTCAAAGGGTGCTTTTTCCAAAAAGAGTGGTAAGTTCTGATGGAACAACAAACCAGCAAGATTAGCATCCTTGGTTTCCAGACTAAGTTCATCATTTTCTCCCCAGTTCTCAAAAAGAGTAAACCAAGCGGCTCGAATCGCAACGTGAATATTTTTATCAAGTGCCTCTTCTTTTCCAGGTGCATACGGCCCTGATTTATCATGATAGATAAGACTTTGCGATACTTTTCGAATATCACCGAGTTGATAAAGATAATCTGGAATCTCCTTTTTAAAGAATTCAACCAATTTGTCCTTCTTTGGCATATTCACATAATGAACACAACAGTATTTAAGAAGTTGTTGCATAATTCGTCCCTCGAGTACATTACAAATAAGAATCAAAGGACAATCCTCTGCAAAGTTTCGTTTTGATTTCAAATAATCAAGTAGTTCTTGAAGACCACCTTTTTCTCCTTGAGATAGACCGTCCATTTCGTCGAGTAACACGGCACGCCCATTTGGCGTACATGGATGAATCCATTTGCTAACACCTGTTTCTATCAAAAGAGGTAAGATAGTCTGACGAAAACTCGATCCAGTCCGTGTGTGGCTCGCATTAAATTCCTGAATCCAATACTGAGCTTGTTTGCATACACGATACACCATAGTTGTTTTTCCAACACCTGGTGAACCAATCAATAAAAAGGCTGGATGACTTCTTGTTTTAAGCCATTGAATCATCGCCTGTTCAATTTCAGGATGCAAACATGCTGTATCTTTTTCAGGTAAACTGGTACGAACCATATTATTCTCTTTTAACCAATATTCTTTACATTCTTACTGAACGCGTCTTGGTCTTCGTCTGGAAACTCGGCCATATTTTTTTTCTAACTTATTATCTATTCGGTACAAAAACATATCGTTCAAAAAATCATCAAATGAAAATGTTTGTTTCACATTTGGCAAAGACGCAAGACCATACACATCATAATCTTTATTAGCAATTCGAATCACTCGATCCTGTGCATGAAATATTTCAATAAAGTATGGGATGATGCACTGATTTTCGGAAGAAAGTTCCACCACAGGTTCAAATAATTTCTTCCAGGAGGTGTCTTTGCCAAAAAGTGACTGATATTTGTCTTCTATAAAATCTTGTATCATAGCCCTCATATTGTTGGACCAAACAAAAAGATGTAGCTTTTTGTCATAGTATCCGAAGAAATGAACGGGTTGTTTGTTACTAGCAAATGCCTTAGAGGAGCGTTGAATTTGCCCTTCTAGATCTTTTTTTCCATGATTATGAATAATTCGAAAGAGAACTTTATCTTTTTTTGACCATACCATTCTATTTAAATACTTACTATTTTTTTAAATGTATTCAAACACAAAAAATAATAAGTTGAATTGCGTTCAACGGGAATCGAACCCGTGTCTCATCCTTGGAAGGGAGGAATTCTACCACTGAACCATGAACGCATTGGTGAATAGTTTCCTATTCACTCTCTCCGTATATTGTTTTTGTACCATTTAAACGCACTTATTTCATAGTCGGGTTAATGGTACAAGTTTCTCCGTTGGTGATACCCTCCCAAGTAAGTCCATCGGCCATTGTTCGTGTGCATAGTTCTTGCTGCCTCTTCACTGGATCAGAAGAGGTTGTCTCCAATGGGAAATGGAACCTTCCAGTAGGAGAATATAATATTTTAAGATTACCGTTTCGAGAAACACCAATTAAGTCGCTGCAACTATTCTGCGGTTTTCCGTCTTGTAATCGTCTTCTAAATATCAGGTAATCAGGGCAAGTGTTAATAACAGGAGGCCATGGAACCGGAGTTTTCGAGAAGAGTGACTCTTTTCCTGAAAACCATCTCAATCCAAAAAGGACAAAGCTTGCTAAGCTACCGATAAAGAATAGAATCGCAGTTATAGACTGTGACTTACTGTAAAAGGAATAAGAACCGCCAGCAATGACTCCAATAGCAGCAACAATATATAATCCTAGAATGATATTGAACATATTTCTAATATTCTATGACGATTTTAAAAAATCATTGTTTATGATATCTCCAAGAACGATGGAAACACTGTATTCTTTTGGACGACGTCGCGACTGTGTAGTACAGTCAAATTCCAGCACAGGACGTAACATATAATCAGGAATAGGATGATAGCATGCTACCATTCCACCTACAATACAAGCATTTGTATCTGTATCTCCGCCCTTTTGTAACGTAGTTCGAATGGCATCCTCGTACGAAATAGATGGATTTCGTAGAAAATAAAAAGCAAGTACAAATGCCCATCGAACATGGCCAATATTGGTAGTAGGATTCATGACAGAGATGTCAATGGATTCATTAAAATACCAATGTTTGACTTCAGGTGAAAAATCATTGAGGACAACAAATTCATTGGTATAATCAATTGCCTGTGCAGGAGAAATACCACGAAGAAGATTCACAAGGGTGTACACATAGATGGCATTGGTTTCCTGACAAATGGGATGGGGGTGAGAAAACGAAGCATCTTCCATGGCATATTCTGCTGCTTGTTCCGCAGTACACTCTACGTAGGGTGCAACCCATGAGGCGATGGCAGCTGACCGCATGAGTGCACCATTGGCCTGGGAGGATTTGGTGGATCGAAATATGGTATGCTTAATTTCAACTACATCTTGTGGATGTATCATCCCTGCTTCGCATCCTTGTTGCTGAACAAACTCGGACAAGTTATCAAAAGCAAGAGAGCACGTACGTCCAATATCAAAGGGAAAGGAGTCGTACCAGGCTGCATATCCACGAATGAGTTCGTGTAATGGTAAACCATCACATGGATGTCTGTCCTCAATGCTGGACCAGAGAGTAAGGGTAAGTTCACCATCATCTGTGATTTGACCAGGGCCTACCCTCATCGGTCCGCCACCAGGCATGCTCATGGCATGCTCCGCCATTGAAGATGTAATGTCATCATCATATCCTTCTAGTGTTGCTCCTGCTGCATCACCGACGAGTGCACCAAGTATGGCTTTTATGAACGGATTCATTGCTATTATTTTTAAGTTGGGATTAAAAACAATAGAATGTTTAATATAATTCTTAATATGAAAGAATGTAAAAGAGGTAAAGAACCAAAGGTAGGTAATCAACCAATTTACATCTGGCCGTGCGGGGCATCGCCCAGAGCCGTAACGCCCGACGGGACATTGCCAACACCAGCAACCGAGGTCGGCACGTAGACAGTCAGGTACGACGAGTACGTGGTCGGCGAGCCACCGACAACACCGAAGGTGCTGCCGTTCAGGCCACCAATGAAGCCCTGCGACGAGGTGATAACCTGCGGGACGAGGACCTGGATCTGGCGGAAGTAGCCGAAGTTGCCAGTGCCCGTACCAGCCTGGGCGTTAGCCAGCGAGGTAGCGGTCTGGGCGAAGATGGTCTTGCCCATATCACGGACGAACGGCTGAGTCTGGGTGTAACCAGCGGCAGCGTTGGTAATAGCGGCAACGGTGGCAGCCTGGGCAGGGATGACGAAGCCTGGCGGGTAGTTGCCTACGTAGTTAGCCGCAGTCGGGACAAACTCACAGGCAGCGGCAGCGATGTTAGCGAGGGTGTTACCATCATAGAGAGCGAGGCCAGTTGGAACTTGACGAAGGAAACGAGTTACAGAGGACATTTTATATTCGTAGCTTAGAAAAAAAACACGGAGAGGTGGATAGAGATGTCTTCAGCCGGTGCACCCATCCCCGATTTTCAACTCCCGTATACCAACTATGGATATGGCGACCAAAATGGTCGTGTGAACTTCAATGCCCTCCCCTACGCAGGCGGTGCCTCCGTACCGGATTCGGCTGGTTTTAGTTATCCCAAACAAACCGAAGCAAGCTTTTCTGGTGATATGCTCCGGGGCAACTGGGACCATACAGCTCTTTCTGACGCATTCTTCACCCGTACGAATGTCAATGTCATTCAGAGCGAAATCCGAAAGGAGGTCTACCGTATGAGTGGCCCAAAAAAGTATGTCATTGATGACCAAGACGTAGATGAACTCAAGATGATTATGCGTGCTATGTATTTACAGTACTCCAAGAACAATCCATTTAATATTGAAGGCCAAATCAAGGAACTTAATGATTTAGTTATCAAGTGGTCTGCCCCACGTATTATGTCAGAAATTCAAGCCTATAATTACTACTTAAATGACATTTCTCACATGCCAGTCCCACTGGCTCAACCTATGAACATGTCCTCTGCAGGTACCAAATCACTCCCTTTTCAACCAATGATGTAATCACTCAAACTAAAAATAAATATACAACTATTTTATTTTAGTTATTGTAAGTATAAATTATTAATTATTTTTTTGCAACTGCCTTACGAATACGAAGAGCAGGTTTAGCGTGAACCGAAGTTACAGATACCGATTCTGCTACACGAATTTGGCTATACTGCTGCCATGAAGCTTCCAAGTCATCCAAATCTGCCAACCAAAGAGAACGCCCTGTTTCTGATTCCAAGTGTTCCATCTCACTACGCTTTTCAGCAAGCTGCTTGTCGAGTTCAATGACTGCAGCTTGCTTCACACGATCGATACGCATGCGTACACAGTAGTCATAGGAGTCATACTCATCTGGCTTGTCACGATTGGAAAGAGGAGGAATGTCACATGCCTTCAAACCAGCAACAATCTCCTCATCGGATTTCTTTTGAAGTTCCAAACGACCATCCAAAATCGCTTGAATGAAACGACGCTTGGCATCGAGTTCTTCCATTTGGACCCTAAGAATATTTAGTAGGTTGTCACGACGAGCTTCGTACAATGGAAGCCGCTTCTCCACAAACGCCTCCAACATATCGCCAATCGTTTTGTATTTTACAATTGCAAAGTCTGCATCAAAGCATGTCATATTCGTGGTCTTCCATGAACTGGTCAGTTTGAACTTCTTCTCAAACTTTTCCTTATCATCCTTTGCATTTTCATATCCATCATCTGTAAAGTATAGTACAAACTTAACATCGACATCATTATACAGGTCATCAAAACCCTTGATTCCCAGAGGCTCCACCTCTTCTTTTCCATGACGAGAACCGCGTGAACAGTTGCTCTCTGTTTCTGCCTTGTCAGCCTTTTTAGCCTCTTTTTTCACTTCGCGAGTCTTCTTATCATCTGTTTCGCATAGACTATCTAGGAATTCTTTGTAGTCCTTGGTCCAGGTGCCAACAGGAAGTTCAGTAATGGTAATGGTCTTCTTTGCGTCATCAAACTCATACAATCCCTTGGTAACCCAAGTTTGGTCATCAGTACGAACCGTAACACCCTTGAAGCCGAACCACCATGGATCGAGTGGGCGACCTGCCAGATTATCCACGGAACCAAGGAGACGATGACGAAGAAGGCAGATGATATCATCAGGTTTATGAGGGGGGATATCCGTAGAATAACCTGTTCCGATACCAACCGAACCATTAATTGCCAGAAGTGGGACAACAGGAAGATAGTACTCAGGCTCGACTAATTCGCCATCATCGTCTACGTGCTTCAGAAGGGATGCATCTTCCTTTTTAAAGATCTTCGATACAATGTCTTCCAAATAGGTATGAATATAACGAGGAGAAGCAGCATCCTTTCCACCAAGAAGGCGTGATCCAAACTGGCCCACAGGGCGGAGAAGGTTGATATTATTTGCACCAACGAAGTTCTGTGCCATACCAATGATGGTACTCATTAACGAAGCCTCGCCATGGTGATAGGCAGCATGTTCGGATACATAACCAGCGAGTTGAGCTACACGAATTTCTTCCTTCAGATTACGTTTGAAACAGCTATATAGGATCTTACGTTGAGAAGGCTTCAAGCCGTCAATCAAATGAGGAAGCGACCGAATGTTATCTGCGTTACTGAAATGAATGAGTTCATTATTCACAAAGTCGGTGTATTTCGCAGCCTTTCCCTCAGGAATCAACATGAGTTTTGGATCATAGCGAGAGAGCCATTTCTTACGGTCATCTGCCTGTTTCTTGTTAAAGGCTAGATTGATACTCTCGTCCGTCTTCTCATCCCACTCGTATCGAATCTCATGAAGTTCCTTAAACCACTCACGGGCTTCTGCGGGTGTGGACGTACCCAAACCTTTGTAGTATTTGATCTTCCATCCTTGCATGGAGTTGGTACTCTTCCACTGCAAGAATTCAGGAATAGAATAGAAAGACAATGTTGTTTTAGCCTTAGATGCTTTAAGAATGGGTGTCAACAGAGTACATAGGAAACCACTCTTCAGCAACCCAGGCCACTCCGCATGGAACAAGTTCATAAGAAGTCCTTTGATATGAGAGCCATCATGGTCCTGATCCGCCATAATCATCACACGACCATAACGGAGTTCCGAAATATCCTTGTACACTTTTCCTTGTTCCAGCCCAAGAATCTTCTTAATCGCTGTTAGCTCTTCGTTGGCATTGAACTTCTGAATAGTAATGTCACGAACATTGAGTAGTTTACCACGAAGTGGAAAGACACCCCATTGCTCACGACCGACCTCTTTGAGACCTGAGATGGCAGACGTAGCAGCAGAATCTCCCTCTGTCAGAATGAGTGTACAATCCTTGGACTTTGCAGTGCCTGCCCAAAGTGCATCTTCCAACTTGGCCATACCACGAATGACGGAACGTTTCTTTCCATCGGTTTTCTTGGTGTCACGAAGAGACTTTGCTTCAAGCAGGTATTTCGCCTCTTCCAGGAGACCCAACTTAACCAAGTTCTGTGTTAGTTTGCCGCTGTAATCAGGTCGAGAACCAAACTCGGAGGCAGGAGTAGTAAGGAATTCCTTGCTCTGCGAGTCAAAGCTAGGATTGACAATCGTTGCATTGATGAAGAACACGAGAGAATTCTTGAGTTGGCCAGGTTTAATGTCCACCTTCTTGGTCTTTGCTACGTCACAGAAGTCGCTGAGAACCTTACGAGTTACTGTCTCCACATGCTTACCACCCTTCTTGGTGTTAATACCATTCACGAAGGAGATATGCTTATCCTCAGGTAGTTCCTCGTCATCTGAATACAGGTGACGAGCGAGAATGGCACCAATTTCCCAACGAGAACCACATTCCTCGTAGGCAAAGCCCGTCATTCCATCTCGTAGGAATAGTTTGATAAATTTCTCAAAGGTATTACTTGCTACGACCGCACCGTTCCAGCTGACCTTAACCTCCTTGCCGACGAGTGCTGCGAGTTCAATGACTCGAGTATGGAAGACAGCGACCATATCTTCCATCATCGTACCCTCCACAAATGCACCCTCAAATCGAGAGGAGTCAGGCACAAAGGTAATCTTAACCATACCCTTCGAGCCAGTATATTTCTTGACAGATGGTTTTTCCACCTTGTACATGTTGTCATACCATGACTGGGAATACTGTTTTCCAGAAGCAGGATGTTTGATATCCACCGTGAAGAGTTTGCTGAAGATATTGGTGGTCTTGGCTCCATAACCGTTCTTTCCACCTACAATCTTCTCTTCTGTCTTATCATAATTGCTGGAAGTAAGAAGTTGTCCAAAGATCATTTGAGGAATCATCATTTTTTGTTCCGCATCTTCTTCAAT